CGCCGACGGCCCCGGGGACGTTGTTCTGAATCAGGATGAAGTCGCGACACACGGCATTCGCGAGAGCCTTCTCTCGGCAAGCGATGCCGGGGACGTTGTTCTGAATCAGGATGAAGTCGCGACATATGTTCACTAGACATATAGGAAATAAAGTGTCCGACCGGGGACGTTGTTCTGAATCAGGATGAAGTCGCGACCCATAGGTTCACCGCGGTGAACCAAACCAAAATCACCCGGGGATGTTGTTCTGAATCAGGATGAAGTCGCGACACCTGTAAGTCAGTTTGAAGGCGGCCGGGGACGTTGTTCTGAATCAGGATGAAGTCGCGACAGCGCCTTGCTCTTGAACGATTGCACCCATTCCGTCCCTGAGCCGGGGACGTTGTTCTGAATCAGGATGAAGTCGCGATGCCTACGCAGCCGCATACGGCTTCGCCCTCATTGCGCCGGGGACGTTCTTCTGAATCAGGATGAAGTCGCGACTCCGCTGGTTTTCACCTGCAATCCAGTCGGACTTTCACCAAGAATCAACCGCCACCGACTCTATTTGCTTGACAAGGACTGTAGCATGGACAGAAAAGAGCCTTACGTCTGTACCCAGGACGCGCCGTGGACGCCCGACAAGGGCAAGCCGTGCCAACATCCGGATGCCAAGTATGTGAGCGGCAAAGACTACGGACTAGGCGAATACTGCGCCTGCTACGAATGCCCCTGGTGCGGACTTTACTTCGAGGTGGAGCTGCCGCAATAGACCCTTTCCACCTAGGAACAACAAGGAACCGCCTCATGAAAGCCGCCCCTCTTCTCCTTCTCGCCGCTGGCCTGTTGCTCGGTGCCTGCTTGTTTTTTTGCCTGGGCAGCTTCTTTCTTGTGGGCGCTCTGCGCTCGCCCGCACCGGCGTCCTATGATGACAGGGTTCCGCTGCTGGCACCGCCTTATCCGTTGCCGCCCCGGCCGCGTTGGGAGGACGATGCCCAGGAGCGGCAATTGCGGACGGGCAACCCCATGCGGGTCGAAGAGCCCGCCGTCGAGCCGGCAAGGGAGCCCGCCGTCGAGCATGAGATGCGCTTCGTGCCACGCCAAGCGAGGTGAACATGGATTCGCGTGACGAGATCAAAGCCGTGTGCCAAATCCGCGATGTCCTGGCCGCTGTGGACCCGCAATTCCTGAGCCGCTTTCTCAGTCTCCTGGAGCGCGGCGTGGTGGCGCTGGAAAGTCTCGACAAATCGGTTAAACTCATCCAGGAAGTCGTCAACAATCCCCAGGACGACGTGCCCGTGGGTATGACCGTTAAACCCAATCCCTAACCAAGGAGCAACGATGGCAGGCAAACTACGTCTCAAGGTCAAGCAGGGGCTCAAGGCGACCCGCGCCATGAAGCCCAAAGAGCCGGTGGGGGAATTCACGATCACCAACGATCCCAACACGCCCAACGGCTACATCTGCTACGCCACCAACGCCGCCGGCGACATCCTCGATGTCTCGGCCACGGCGACCATTGCTACCACGGATGACAGCTCCGGCGCGATCACGTCCACCGTGACCGGCGCCACCACGTTCACGGTTCAGGGCAACAAGCAAGGCACGGGCACGGTCAGCATCACCATGACCGCCAACGACGGCTCGTTTGGCCCCTTCACGGGCGAATGCGGCTTCACGGTGGCCGCCGGCGGCCCCACCGGCTTCACGGTCAAGCCGGCCTGACAAAGCTATCCGCTTTCAGCCAAACATTGGAGATTCTCTATGGCCAAGAATTTCACGTCGCAACTCAAGGTCCAGGCCAAGGGCCAGGGACCGGGCAGCGCCAGCATCAACAAGAGCTACACGCTCCATTCCAAGGACGAGATGGAATTGATGAACCAGTCGGTCCATCTAGCCGGTCTTCAGGATGACATTATCTCAATCAACCGCTCTGCCTTAACGCAAGACGCCACCTGGGCCAGCCGGCCGCAGGGCAGCATGTCCCTGACCGTGACCACCAAGACCAACGCCGGCGATGGCCAGGACACGCACGAGGCCAGTATCACCTGGCACGGCCTCGACCAGGCCACCTTGCAGGCCGCTCTCAACGCCATCAACGCCCGCCTGGTGGCGGTTGGAATCACGCCCTGATGTTTGCACCATCTTTACGGACAGGGCGTGAAGTCAGGCCCGCCCTCGTTGGGCGGGCCGCTTTCTTGAGGACAACCATGAAACCAACGCTAGAAGAATTCGAGCCGCGCCTGCTGCCCGACGCCGGCTTTACCGTGACACCGACGCAATTCGTGCAGTACCTCCAGGGCTTCCCCGGCCTGGCCTTGCGCCTGGACTTGAGCGCCACCATCCTGAGTAATCAAGCCAGCCTGGCGCCGACGGCGTTTCTCTTAGCCGCTCCCGCCATGTCGCCCCAGGAAGTGGATCAGTTTTTTACGAGTCTGCCGACGCTCCTGGGCGATCTGGCCAGCCTGGAGGCGACGATGGTGCAATTGCAACAGGTGGCGCAGACCCTGACCGCCTTACCCTGAGAGGAAAGCATGAAGCTAGAACTATGTCGCCGCCAGGATACCCTGCAAGTTTTTGAAGAGGGTACGCTCGTGGGCGAGGTCCGCAAATTGAGCCGCGGCGATTACAGCTGGACCAGTTGGCGGGCGTTGGCCCCTTACAAGCACGGCCGCTGTAAGACCGAACGGATAGGCTTACTGCACTTGGGTTACAAGGCAAAAGGGATTCTGATCTGATGTCAACCCTGGTGACCGTCCTTTACAACGCGGCCCATCGCAAATCGTCAGGCGAGACGCTGCCCGGCGAGCTGCATGCCCAGTGGCTCGAAAAAACGGTGGATCGGCTGCATGTCCAGACCGGCTGGCCGATCGTCGTCTCCTGCGCCGGCTTTCATGGCCTGATTGCCATTCCGCCGTCGGCAGAGCGTGAGATCATGTGGCGGATTTTCGGCAAGGTTCGTGCCCTCATTGGCTTTCCGGCCGAGGCCGGCATGCAGATCGGCGCCGCCGCCTGCATTGGTCACGCCCTCGATTGTGCCTGGCATTTGGGCTATCAAAATTTCATCAGCCTGTGCGAGGATGTGGCCACGGAACGGGCAGCGCTCCTGGCCATGAATCAGAAGCTCGCCGACGGCTGCGTCTATGTGGACGTGGAGCGCGGTCGCATGGCCGGTCGGCGTCGGAATTGCAACTTCTTTGGCTGCCGCGTGGCCCCGTTGGCGGCAGCCTGGGATCATGAGCAGGTCACCCGGTTTGGCGAGCTGGAGGAGTACCTGGGCTATCTGGTCGAGGGCAAGCGCTGGGCCACGGTGCCGGGCCGCTACGATACGACCCATGATTATGAGCTGTTCTGCCGCTGGCTGAAGGACTGGCCCTTGTAAGAGGAAATCATGGTCCCGCAAATTTTACAAGTCCTGGGCGACACCTTGCGCGGGCACAACGTGCCGGTGGGCAAGGTTCTGGAAGTGGGCAGCCGTGATGTCAACGGCACGCCGCGCAGCATCTTCCAGCAGCATGCCGAGACCTATCTAGGGATTGATCTGGAGGCGGGTGCCGGTTGTGACCAGGTTTTGAATGCCGAGCGGCTGACCGAGTTTTTTCCCTACCGGCATTTCGATACCGTGATCTGTACGGAAACCCTGGAGCATTGCGTGCGTCCGTGGCTGGTCGTCGAGGAGATGAAAAAGGTCTTGAAGACGGGCGGCCATCTGTGGGTCAGCACGCCGACCTTTGGCTTTCCCTTGCACCGCTATCCGATCGATTGTTACCGCTTTGGCGAGGACGCGTACCGGCTGTGGCTTTTTGACGGCATGGAACTCCTTATGCTTCAGGAGATCAAAAGCGAGCATGACAACCCGATCCTGGTTGCCGTGGGACGAAAATGACTTCCTCTGCGCGCGGCTACTCTTGTTCCTCTTCTGGTTCCGTGATTCACTATTACGAGCAGCAGCTAGCCAGCGGTCTTCACTATCATGCGCTCCTGGTCCGCGCCTTGTGCGGTCAGGAGCAAGTGGTCCATCGCGACCATTGGGATAAGCAAAACGAGGCTGCCGTCACCTGTGCTTGCTGCCGGCTGGCTCTCTTGAATCGCACCATCGTCCGCTGGGGCCTGGGCGATTTCTCGGACATTTAGGCTTGCATGTTCTTTGACCCCTTCGTTAGAATCGTTGCCGCTTTAGCAAAACCGTTTTTTCTCCTAACCAAAGGGTGGATGCCATGAAGGTGGATCATGCGCTTGGAAGAGTTGGAGCTGCGCCTCGCACCGGGCGGGGCGCATGAGTGTACGCCGCCGGCCCCGGCGGCGCAACCGGCAACGCCTTTTCAACTCGACGCTTCGTTTGTGCAATTCCTCCAGGCAGGGATTGGCTCCGGCCAATTGACCCTGAGTCAGGCCATTATCCTGGCCCAAACTGACCTGTTTTTACAACTGGTCCGCAGTGACTTACCGCTGTTGTCCCTGGGTGGACCGTTCGGCTTTGGCGGCCTGCTCAATCCAGGCGGTCTGGGCGGAATTGGCGGCATTGGAGGAATCGGTGGGATCGGCGGCATCGGTGGCCTTGGAGGACTGTTCTAAATGCAGATTGATGATTGATGATTGATGATTGAAATCATCAATCATCAATCTGAAATCATCAATCCCGAAAAGACGCATTTGGTGGATAATGCGCCGCTATTTTTCTGTGATTTTCATGCTTCTGGCTGTGGTGCCAGGAGAATCGAGGTTGTATCCACCCTCCTCGACCAACTCTTTGCCCACAGCCTTGAACCCGGGGGCGACAGGGCCAAGAGAGGAGAGGAGGGCGGACGAGGGACCGATGGGACCGCCACGTCCGCCGCCAGCCATGAGTCAACGCCAAGCCGTACAACAGGCTGTCGCCGACGCGCTGAGCTTGCCAGCGGCCGAGCGTCCTTTTATCCGCTACCTATGGTGCCCCGATGGACAATTCAAGGCGGCGAATCTGGCGCTCAACATCATCGCGCGAGGAGCGGTCCCTGTCCGCGCCCGTGTCCTTACCCCTAGCCGTGTTAAGGGCCTACCGGGTGGGACGCCGGCGGGGGTTCTACTGCGGGTTGATGTGCGGAGCTATGCTCGCTTTTTCCCTGGTACTCTTGTTTCAGTACCTAATCCAGATGTGGCGGACTGGCTGAAATACTGGGAATACATGAAGTACGACCCGACCTTTAATCTTCTGGTCACCAAGGACAACGTGGATTTCGCCACCTACCAGAAGCAGGTCAAGGACACCGGCCAGGCCGAGGATGACATTATTCGTTTGAATCCGGACTATGTGCCGGAATTGGGCAAACTTCAGGAGCTGCTCCACAGCGAAGCGCCGATCCTGCTCGATCGTTACTTTATGTCTGTGGTTCTGCACACGATCAAGAAAGATCCGGTACGCAAGGATGATAACGCCTATACCGCCATCTGGGGCGGTCTGTACTACGAATTCCGGGGCATCAAGCGGTCGAAGGAGAAAGGCACAACGGATGAGGATTTATTTCTCCACGACTTCGGGATTGATAACCGTGAAGCCTTCTTCGATCGTCTCGGGACCGACCAACGCTCCGCCCTGTTTCGCTCTGGAGTTACTGGCCGCCAGCGCCGCGTTGATTTTTTCAATACTCCTGGTGGTCGTGCCTGGGACATCATGGGCGTTGGTTCGATTACTCACGACATCCGCCAGGAAGACATCGACACCGGCACGCATCCCCTCATGAACCTGCTGACTTTTAAGGACCAGGCCCGCGAGGACATTTTCGTCAGTGCCAACGGCATGCATGCCTACGCGATCTTCGATGGCCAGGGCCGGCTCCTCGACGAAGCCGCCCCCAACATCGTCAGTGATCGCACCGTGCCCGAGCCGCACCCGCCGCGGCTCCAGTGTGCCCTGAGTTGCATCGCTTGCCACGAGGCCGAGGGCAGTGATGGCTGGAAACAGATCGGCAATGATGTCAAAAAGCTCTTGGGGAACCGGGTAGGTTTTTCGGGGGAAAAACAGCTGCCCGGTCTCGACATTGTTGCCGACCTTCATTCTCACGACCAAGTGGGTGCCCTGAACCGGCTGGCCGGCTTGTACCTGGGCGACTTCAAGAAGGGCATGCAGCGCTCGCGTGACGACTACGCTCAGGCCGTCCTGAAAGCCTCCGGCCCCTGGGGCGATGACCAGGCGCAGATCGTCAAGACGGCCATGTCCACCGTCACCAAGATGACGCGCGACTATATCTACGGCGAGGTCACGCCCGAGCAGGCGCTCCGCGAGCTGGGCGTGGAGCTGAACGGCAATTCGGCAGAGCAGCTCAGCGATCTGTTGCCGCCCGAGCCGGCCCAGGTCGGCTTCCTGCCCGAAGACCCGCGTGTGGCGGCACTGAAAAAAGGCATACCGATTCCGCGCACGGATTGGTCGTTCGTACAAAGTTTCTGCGCTTCCCGAATTGCAAAGAGAGGCAAAAAATGAGACGCTTGTTCGGGTTCCTCGCGCTCGCCTCGGTTTTCGTACTGCCCTGGATGTCAGCAGGAGAGCAGGCGGCCGAGGCGGGCGGTTATTATGGCGGTTACAGCTATTACCGGCCGACCTACTATCCGAGCTACGGCTACCAGCAGAGCTACTACACGCCAAGCTACAACTATTTCAACTATTACCCGACCCTACCGACTTATTCCTACTACACGCCGCAATACTTCTACCAGACCACGAATTATTACGATGGCGGCTACCATTACCATAATGCCGGATATTTTAATGGGCAGTATTTCCCGGCGGGTAATTATCGCTGGTACAATGGTTCCTGGCAGGCGCAGCAAGCGTACAGCAATGGTCGGGGCGATTGGAAAAGCCAGCTCCTTGAGCTGGCCCAGGCCCGCGATCAGGTCGAGGGAGAAATCCGCAAGAACGCCGCCGACTCGCTGGCCTTCAACCAGGCCATCTCCGCTCTCGGCCTGACCGGCAACTTTCGCCTTGAAGGCTATGGCCAGAGCTATGGTTTTGCCCCTCACTATGTGAATCAGAACGCCAACCTGGGCACGTATGGCGCGAACGGCTCGACCTTATACGGCTACACGCTGAATTCGATCAAGGACGTGTACGGCAGCTCCGATGTCAATGTCCTCTTCCAGCAGGCCCAACGGCTGGCGCAGAATGCGCAGAGTCTCGGTGGGCAGGCCACGCAAGAGTTTCAGGCGGCCATCACGCAGGAGGGCAACAACCGCAGCCGTGTGGCGGAAATTCTGGCCAAGGCCCAGGCGGCGGCCGAGGCACTCAAGGCCGCCGAGGGCACCGGCTCGCGGACGACGACCTCGACGACGACCTTTGGCGTGGGCCAGGAACAAAGGACGCCGGGACAGCAACAATCTCAGCAAGGCCCAGCGATCAGTCCGGACTTTGCCGCCCTGGCCACTGCCAAGTGTTTGAAGTGTCACGGGCCGGACAAGAAAGAGGGTAAGTTCGATGTCCGCGAGTATACGCAGCTGAGTACGGCGGACAAGGCCAAAGTATGGGAACGGATCATGAGTCCGGATAAGACGAAACGCATGCCCAAGGATGGTGATCCGTTGACACCCGAAGAGAAGAAAATCTTTTTCGTGAACTAAGGAGATACCATGAAGCGCTTTTTAGTGGCTGGCTTGGTGGTGGTAGCCTCCGGTATGGCCTGGGGCGAGGCGAAGGCGTGCGATCCGGCGACAGCCTTCGCCTTTAACCAGGCCGCCGGAGGCTTTGGCTTTGGCGGCCTGGGCCAGTTGTCCGGCCAGCTGAGCCTGAACATCCCCTTTAGCCTGGGCGTGCCGTTTCAGGGCGGCGGTTGTGGCTACGGCGGCGGCTTCCGCACGCTGCCGGTCTTCGGCGGCTTTGGCTACGGCGGCGGCTTCCGCACGCTGCCGGTCTTCGGCGGCTTTGGCTACGGCGGCGGCTTCCGCACGCTGCCGGTCTTCGGCGGCTTTGGCTTTGGCGGCGGCGGCTTCGTGCGCAGCCAGGGCTTCGGCGGCTTTGGCGGCGGCGGTTTTGCCCGCGGCGGCGGTTTTGGTTTTGGCGGTTCTCCCTTCATTGTCCAGAGCGGACGCTTCAACCGTCTGCGCGGCGGCGGCTTCGCGCCCGGCACGACCATTATTCAATCTGGCCGGCGCAACCGAATTCGCTAGACTGCCGGAAGGATGCACTGCGGTCTTGTGGGCTGGCGGTGCGCGAGTGTGAGACCCCTCCCCGAGGTCTCTGTCTCCCTTTGCCCTCGGGGAGGGTTTGTTACGCTTTTAGGCGGCCGCGCGGTGGAGCGCGGATTGTCGTGTCCTGGGGGGTCAAACCGCAATACCTCTCAGGTGTCTGTGCGGCCCGGCAAACTTTGCAATCGGTTTGCCGGGCTTTTGTACGATCATGGTTACACTTCTCTTGCATTTCCCGCACGGTCTGGGGGACACCGTTCAGTTCTCCGTCGTCCTGAAGCATCTGCGCAAATACCGCCCCGACTGGGAAGTTTCCGTGCGCTGCGGGCGCGGCAAGCATTCGGCCCTCTTGGGCCTGTGCCATGCCGTCTACCACGATCAGGAAGCCGAGCCAAGCCAGCACTTCGATACCTCGGTGCCCCTGGGCTGGTATGAAAATTACTCGCGCTACGAGGACCGTCCCAACTCCAAAATCACCAACTGCCTCACGGAAGTCTTCGGCATTGACTACGATCCCAGCCTGGGCCGTTATGAGGTGCATCCCACCGACGACGCCAAGGAGCGGGCCCGCAACTACCTGCGCTCCACGGGCGCCCAGGAGACGGCGCCCGATAAATTCCAAGCGGTCATCATCCACTACGAGGGCAATACCTCGACCTGGAAGAAGAACCTGAAGCACTGGCAGGGGCAAGCGCTGGCGCAGAAGGCGCTCTTGTTGGGCCGCGTGCCCATTGTCCTCGACTGGGACGGCCGCAGCCCGGTGCCCGACGACAAGACCATCTTTTGCCCGCGCCCGGGCAAGGAGGATGTCTGGGGCGGCTGGGGTTCCGGCGATGCCGGCGTCATCACGGCCATGATTGCGATGGCCGAAGCCTATGTGGGCATCGATTCGGGCCCGGGCAAGTGCGCCAGCGCCACCGACACGCCGACCCTGATCGTCTGGCGCGAGCATCACCCCGTGCAATTTCACGATCCCGCTCCCAATACCACCCACTTACTGCCGCATAACTGGCGGACCATCCCGCCGGCCGAGCGCTTGCCGATTGCCGACTTCTTCCTCAAGCACTATCAGTATGTGGAATACGGCGGCGACTTCGGCCTGACCGACACGGCCACGGATTGGCTGGCCAGGGTCCTGGGCGGCCAAATGCCGATCTTGCGTCCGGGCAAACGGATTTTCGTCATCCCCAATGGCATCGGCGATGCTCTCTGGGTCCTGCACAAAATCAAAGGCGTGGCCCAGGACGGGCCCATTGATCTCATCCTGTCCGGCAATCCCGCCCGCGAATTGGACCATCGCGCCGAGCCCTTTCTCAAGCGCTTCCCGTTCATCCATTCGGCTACCCTTCTCGATGTGCCCGTGTTGCGCTCAGAGCGGGACTATGAGCGCAATGACGAAAAGGGCCGCTACCGCTACTGGCCCGACGGCGAGCGCTCGGGCTACCATTTCCTGATTCCCAACGCCGTCCTGGAAAAAGGCGAGCGCCTGGAGACGTGGCTGCCGGAGGTTCCAGTTGACTGGTCCGTTGTCAATGATTTCTCCTGGGACAACACGGACAAGGGCGATCTCCTGGGTCGTTCTCTGGGCGACTTCGTTGCTTTTTACTTGGGTCCCGAGGAGGGCAACGTGGACGAGGGGCACGGGCGCGGCTTTATCTGGGAGCCCAAGCAATGGCTCGAATTGGGCCAGCTGTTCCAGGAGCGCGGCCTGCGCATCGCTTTGGTCGGTGCGGCCTATGACCGTTCGTACTACGACCGCTATGTCAAGGAGGCGGTCAAGAACGCCGGCTGGCGCTGGTTTGATTTCCTGGGCCAACTGGAGATCGGCGAGACCATGGCGCTTCTTAAGCGGGCGCGTCTCTTTGTTAGTTACCAGTGCGGCCTGGGCATTTTTGCCCATTACCTGGGACTCAAGGTGTGCATGTGGTGGCGGCCCGACGGCGACAGCATTCACGGCAAACGATTGATTTCCTTTGACGAAAGAATGGCCACGGCCTGGACTAACCCCGCCTACGCCGACCGCTACCTGGGCCTGATCTACAAACGCTGTTCGCCTAGCAGCATCGTCGCGCAAATGCACGAGCGCGGCTGGCTTGACAAGATAGCACCATCGTCCTAAAATAAACATGGCGGAAGCACACAATGTTTTCGAGCTGGTGGCCCGTTGTTTTAATGAGGGCTGCGATGCGCGCTGGCGCGGCGAGGCCATCGAGCAATGCCCCTATGAGGCCGGCGTCGGTCCCGAAGCCGCCTACTGGAAATTGGGCTGGCGCGACATGCACTGGCACTGGGGCAGCCGCGTGCGCGGCCGCTGGCGGCACCAACCCCTAACACCCTTGGGATATTTTCGATGATGTACACGGCTCAGGCTGCGGACTGCATTGCCTTTCTGGATAGCTTGGAAGAAAATTCCGTCGATCTCATCCTGGGTAGTCCTCCCTATGCCGATGCCCGCACCTACGGGATCGACGCCGTGTACGGTTGCCAGGACTGGGTGGACTGGATGCTCCAGGTAACCAAGGCGGCCACGCGCGTCAGCAAGGGGCTGGTCCTGTGGGCTGTGGCCGGTGTGCAGCGTGAGCTGAATTATTGGCCCTGCTGCGAGGGGCTAGCCTGGGAGTGGTGGAAGCAGGGCGGCCAGCAGTGGCGGCCGTGTATCTGGTGGAAGGTCGATGAGGACGAGGGCGGCACGGGCATTCCCGGCTCGGGCGGCAAGCAATGGCTCCGCAACGACTGGGAGTACATCCTGGCCTTTAAGAAAGAGGGCTGGCTGCCGTGGGCGGACAATACGGTCATGGGTCACGCGCCCGTCTATGCCCAGGTCGGCGGCGAGATGAGCAACCGCACCGTGGATGGACAGCGGAGTAACGCCCGCGTCGGCCATGGCGCCAAATCGCGCCGGGACAGATGGGCGGGCGAGCCGCCGGACACGGCCAGCCGGGGCGAACAGAGCTTGCTCGACGGCAGTGTGGAAGACATGCTGGATGACCCGTGGAATACGGCTAGCCGTGGCGGTCAGGGGATTGGCGGCCGCAAGCAAGACGGCCGGAAGAAGCAAGGCCCGATGCGCGTCGGCGCGAAAGATGCAAGTGGCAAGACGAAGAGGAAGCGCGGGGCGCCCATGCCCAAGCTGGCCAATCCGGGCAACTGTATTATTGTCAAAGCGCGAGTAGGCGGCGGTCATATCGGCGCCCGCGTCGCCCATGAGAACGAAGCGCCCTATCCGGAGAAGCTGTGCGAATTTTTCATCCGTTCCTTTTGCCCGCCCGACGGCCTGGTCCTCGATCCCTTCTGCGGCTCGGGCACGACCCTGGCTGTTGCCGTTCGTCACGGCCGGCGGGCGCTGGGCTGCGACTTGCGCGAGAGCCAGATCGCCTTGGCCTTAAAGCGCTGTAGCGAAGAAACCCGGCCGCTGTTCGGAGAACTATAATGGCTACGCCCTTGGTGTCCATTTCTTACTGCGCCTGCCATACCAAGATGGATGTTGGCATCTCCGGCGAAGACCATGCCCAGTGGCTTCTCAACCAAGTCACCATGCTCCAGGCGCTGGTGGACTGGCCCTTGATCGTCGCTTGCACCGGCTGGCCGGGCATTCTGTCCATCGAAAACACACCGACCTCGCGCGAGCGTGATGTCCTGTGGCAAGTCTTCAAGCGGACCCGGGCCATCGTCGGCATTCCCGAAAACCCCGGCCATCAATCGGGCGCTGCCCAGTGTATTCGCATTGCCCTGGAGACGGCCTGCAATTTGGATTTTCCTTATCTCATCCACACCGCCGAGGACGTGGTGCCCCGCCGCGGTATCCTCCGGGAAATGTTCCTCGCCCTGGAAGAGGAGCATGATTATGCCGGCGAGTGGTGGTACAGCGAGCCGCCCGGACTCAACACGCAATTTTTCGGCTGCCGGCCCAGCGCCCTCATCAACTACTGGGACTCGGCGACCCTCTACAACCATGTTCATATCGAGGGCTATATGCGGCACTTGATCCAGGACCATCACGCCGCCTGCTACCTGTTCAAGCACGAAACCATGTACTATACGACGCACCATCATCATGCCTGGCGCGCCGCCGTCAAGAGCGAGCATGGTTTTCAATTTTAAGGAGCCGGCCAACAATGCTCGAAGCCTTGTTACAACAGTGGTTGGCGGACGCCGAGAGACACCAGGATGCACGCCGCCACCTGACGCCTTATCCCGGGGCGACCGGGCCGGGCTACCTGGGCTACATGGCGACCCTGGCCTCCTTTGCCTGGCTGGCGCCCGGCCATATCGTCGAATGCGGCAGCTGTCTGGGGATCGGCACCTTGGCCTTGTGGTGGGGGCGGCATCTGAGTGGGGACACGATACGGCGCCTGTTGACCATCGACCAGGACGACGAGGCCCTGCGGGCGCTCCACGACCGCGCCGGACGCTTGAACCTTAACGACATTACCTACTGCCACGGCGATACCGCCGATCCGGCGCTGTTGCGCAACTTCGCCCATGATTTTGGCCCGATCGGTTTTCTCTACGCCGATGCCGACCACCGCTATGAGGGCTGTATCGCCGAGCTGGAGAATGCCGTGCCCCACATGGTGCCACACGGTAAAATCCTGGTCCATGATCTGGCGCCGCGCTGGGACAAGGAATTGTTCGACCGGCATCACAACGGCGTTACCGAAGCCGTGGAGAAATTTTTGCATCAAGAGCCGCTCTGGGCCGCCTTCTACCTGGGCGGCGGCTGGGCGCTTCTGTATCAACGAGAGTCAGACCTGGCATGCCACCACCTTTGACGGAATTGCAAATCGAGCTGGCCGGCGTCTGCAATATCGCGTGCGCGTACTGTACCTGGCGCCAGCGCGAGGTCGGCAAGCAGCTCATGGACACGGAGTTGGCCGTTACGCTCTTAGAGCAAGCGGCTCAGTTCGATCCCGTGCCCTTGGTAACTCTCCACGGCGTCGGCGAGGCCACGCTCCATCCCCATTTCCGGGCCCTGTTGACACTGGGGCATGGCCTGGGACTGCCGTTGCGGCTCTCGACCAATTGCCTGACGCTGGATACAGCCCGGATTGCCTGGCTGCGCCAGCTGACCAATTTAAATTTCATTCTGGCCTTGCACCAGGGCGTGCCCATCAAAACCAAGAAGAAGGCCCAGGATCAGGCTCTCGATTTTCTGGCCTCCGGGCCGCGTTGCCGGCAGGTGGAGGTCCTGCTGGTTTGCGATGACCAGGGCGCCAGTCAGGCCGGCCGCCTAGCGGGCACCTTCCTGCCGGTCCTCGAACGCGTGCCGCACAGCCGCTTGCATTTCAAGCAGCCGCAGACCTGGCCCAAGTCGCCGCCCGTGCGCGGCCATATTCCGACGGGAGCCTGGGAGCAGCATCCGCAAGTGCTTATCGACCGCGTGGCCACGCCGCGCTCGTTGGCCAGGGGTTGCTCCATGCCCGATTATTTGTTATCGGTCCAGGCCGATGGCACGACGACCTTGTGCTGTGTCGGCGAAGAGGACTGGGGCCTGGCCAACGCCAAGCGGCAAACGTTGGCCGACATCTGGCAGTCGGCTGCCGCTCATTCCTGTCGCGACGCCTGGCGTGCGAGTAGTGACCGCCTGCCGTGTGGCCACTGTAAAAACCGAGGAGATTGCTAATGGGCTTCGCCGATGTCAGCGCCTGGTTCGACCACGACGACAATGCGCTCGTAGAGCATATCAACTGGATCACCTCGAACGCGGCCGAGAAACAGCTGGCCTTTATCCAGCCGCGCTTCGAGGCAGCCGCTCTCAAGAGCGCGGTGGAATTCGGCTCGGGCTCGGGCCGGCTGGCCTTCGCCTGGGCCAAGGCCAACCCCCAGCTCATTTACGACGGCATCGAAAAGTCGCAGAAGCTTTACGACCTCACGGTCGATCCGCACATCTCGGGACTGGAGGCGCCGTGGCTCAATTTCCACAAGGGCGATGTGCGCGACTCGGCGGTGTTGCCGACGGCGGATTGTGCCCTGGCCTTCGCCTTCATGAAGCATTTTTCCCTGGACGAGTGGAACGACATCCTGGCTCACGTCCTCATGAACGGGCGTTACGGCGCCTTCGATGTTCAGGTGGCGGGCCAGGATCATGACAACGGCACCCATTACCATCATGTTTATGTCAGCGAGACGCGCCTGCTCGAAGCCGTGCGCCTAGCTGGTCATGAAATCCTGGACCGCGCCACCTGGGAGGAATGCGACGTGGACGGCCTGGGCCGGATGCGCAACGCGGTTTTGTGGACCAAGAGGCGCTCATGAATTGCGACTTTGCGCTTCAAGTTGACGGCCAAGACATCGCCGACCCTACCGAGGATTATGTCTTGCGCGTGGACAACTGGAGCGCGCCCGTTTTGTATTTCCAGGGACGGCGCGTCACGAAAACGTGGCAGGTAAGCTTGCGGGCTCACAGCGAGGAGGATACCCTTGGCCAATCCGCGAACACGACGTAAGCGCTGTCAGGTCTGCGGCGGCGTCTTGCCGCGCCGCAACCGCCCGCGCCATCCGCTCTGTGAGCGCGTGCGCCGTCTGGAAAAAGAACAGGACGAGCTGATCCTCTATAAGGAAGGAAACACGGTTTATGGATTTCGCCTCACTCTACGCTCGTGATCGGGACCAGCCCCAGCGCATCGCCGTGGTCGGCGATACCCTGCTCGACGACTGGGTGGAAACCGCGCCCTTTTCGTGTCCCGACCTATGCCCAACCGGGAAAACCTTGGGCCATCATTCGTTGCCCGGCGGCGCCGCCAATGTGGCCCGCCAATTCGAGAATTGGCACAGCCGGGCGACGCTCTTGGGGCCGCTCTCGCGTCAGCTGGCGCAGGCTCTCAAGCGCTACGGCAAGAGCGTCGATCAGGAGCTAGCCTTTGAAGTCAAGGCCATGCCCGTGAAAAGGCGCTACCGCACGGCGGCGGGAAAACTCCTGTTTCGCGCCGACAGCGAGGCTCCCGACTATGACCTGGCCCCCAGCGAGCTGGAAGAAATTCGCAGCCTGACCGTGAAAGCCGTGCGCGAGTTGCCCTGGAATGCCATTCTGTTGGTGGACTACATGAAAGGGTTTGTGGATGAGCGCCTAGCGGAAAACATCATCCGCATAGCCCGGCACCGGGACATCCTGGTGATTGCCGATCCCAAACGGCCGCCGGAGGCGTTTGCAGGCGCGCTCCTGAAGACCAATGAGGACTACTTTTCCCAGCACGAGTCCAGTTTCAAGCGCTACGCCTGGCCGCGCGTCACCACCTACGGCGCCAGCCCCCCTTGGCTCCAGACCCTTGAGACCCAAGAGCCCTTTCGTGTCTTTCGCTGTGTGGATGAGGCCCTGGCTGGCGTGCCCTGTCGCAACCATGTCGGTGCCGGCGACTGCTTCTTGGCCCATCTGTGTCTGGGCCTGCTACATGGCCTGGGCGGCCGGGACGCCGCCCGCTTCGCGCACCACGCCGGCCGCGTTTATGTGCAACACCTGGACGCCAGGCCGCCCTCTCACTATGAGATCGTCAAGGACTATGACCCCATAGGGGGCAAGTGGCTCGAACGCCAGGCGCTGCCGTCATTGGCCGACAGCCTGCGCGGCAGGCAGGTGATTTTTACCAACGGCGTTTTCCGCCTGCCGCACGCCGGCCATGCCTGGTTTTTGGAGCAGGCGCGCAAGCGCGGCGATGTTCTCGTGGTGGGCATCAATGACGACAGCTCGGCAGCCAGGCAGCGTCCGGGCGCCACGATCTTGCCCTTGCGCGATCGTGTGCAAATGCTGGCCTCCTTTGCTTTCGTGGACTGGATCGTGCCTTTTGGTGAGGACACGCCCGAAGCCCTCCTGAAGGTGCTGGCAGCGCCCTTAGACGAACCCGTGATCCTGGCCAAAGGTGCCGAGTATGCGGGTACGATCGTGCCCGGACAGGACCTAGCCGTTGAAGTCGTGTTTATCGAAGCATCGCCGTTCCCGCAGCATGCCACCACCTTGATCCAGGACTTCCAGCACAAATGTCCCACCTGCCCCTAGGAGTACGTTATGCGTGAGCGAAAACCCAACCGTTATATCCAGGCGGGTCCTTATACCTGGGTGGAGATCACGCCCGAGCTGCAAGAATTCATGGCCCAGGAAGACAAAAAATCGTTCACGCGCTTCCTGGTCTTGGGACTGTGGCTGCCCGCCGCCGTGGCCGGCATCATCCTGTTAACTTGCATTTTGCTACGCTGGTCTTAAAATAAAACCATGATAAACAAGAAAGACTACCTGACCGTGCCCGAGGTAGCGGCACTACACGGCGTCCGCCGCCAGCTGGTCAACTGGTGGATCGAGCAGGGCTATCTGCCCTGCAAGCGGGTCGGCAAAAACACCCTTCTCGTGCCCTACCAGGCGGCGCTGCACTTTGTCCGCCCCAGCCAGCGGCACGCGCTGCCGTAGCCAGAATTTTCGCCTTTTTTTCTCTTGACAGAATAGGACCATTGTCTTATTATAAATAGAGGGGTGAAGGCGACCAACATCTCGGCCAACAAGGAGTCTGAATCATGCGAAAGAACATAATCATTCAAGATTTGCGTATCTATGTCTGCGACGGGCATAGGCCGGCGTATGATTCGCCGCCTCTATTTCGGGGCGAAGCCTTGACGGATCGTGAATATCACACATTAACCGGGATGATAGGCCGTTATCTGAAAAAAGTGCGAGTCCGCAACCTCCGCAGCAGCTATCGAGATCGAGTTCTTTAACCACCTACGCCGGGGCGGCGCCCAACGCCTCACCTACTTTTACAGGAGTGACCATGAAGAACGCAGCCTACGAACAGTTTTTGTCCAGCCAGGGCGTACCCTGGACCTACCTGCCCAACCTGGAGCTAGCGGCCATCGATAATCAGAAATCGCTGGCCAACCAGGCGCGGCTGGAGTTGGCCATCGATCCCGACAGAGTGGCTTTCTACCAGGCGCGGTATAAGGCCGGCGAAGAGAGTCCGCCTCTCATCGTCTATCGCCAGGGCAAGGGCAAATTCATCATTCTCGACGGCAACCAGCGCCGCCAGGCGTGTCAGCCGGATGGTCAATGGAGAGGACGCTTGTTTCTCGACGCCTACCTGATCGAAACGCGCGACGAGCAAGTCCTCAACCGGATTGCTTGGACGGCCAACATCCGTTTGAACGGTAAGCCGCTGACGCCGGCCGAAGCGCAGGCCCATGCCTTGACCTTTGTCCGCAAGTACGGCTTTACCTGCCAGCAGGCCGGTGCGGAATTTGGGGTTAGCGAGCGCACCATGCATCGGCTGGCGGCCCTTGAGGACAACAAGGATCGCTTGCGCGAGCAGAAGGTCAAGCGCCTGCCCGCCGACGACGTGCTAATTCGGCTGGCCCCTCTCGCCCATCTGGGCGACGACATCTACGCCAAGGCCGTCACGGCGGTTGTGGAGACGGGCGCTTCGACCAGCGATATCGACGCGCTCGCCAAGAGCGTGCGCCGGGCCAAAACGCACGCGAGCAAGCTAGCGTCCATTGGCGAATTCGAGTCCTCCGAACGGGCCCAGACGCGGCGGGCCCAGACCAAGGCCGGCACCATCCGGCCGCGCTATCCATTGCCGCGCGAGAAGCTGGACCGCCTCCTCAAGGAAACGCGCGGCCTGCTGGAAGAGCAGCGCATCAAGGAAGTCCTCCTACCAACCCAGAAAAGCGACCGCGCCAAGCTCGATGAGCTGGCCGCCGACGTGTGCCGGTTGCTGGCCAAGCTGTGCGGGCCACACGTTCTCATCGTGCCGCGCGAGGAGGCTGTATGAACCTCGCAGCGCTGGTTCTGGCCGAATGCCTGCACCGCGGCGAAGTGACCGCGGCGCAGCTCCAGGGTATTATCGGCCGCCATATTCCTGCTGCCCAAGCCGCTACGGCAGCGCGGCGGCTGATCCGGCATTGGAGGTCAACAAAGCCGGCCCACTACAAGCCGCTTTTGGACATCGGCAAGCGCCACTTGATTAGCAACGTCCTGTGTCACCTGCGGCGGCAGGGTAAGCTGCGCCGCCTACGCAGAGGCGTTTACGCTGTGCCCGCACCGAAATTGTTTCGATCTGCTTAACGCCAGGAGTGTTTCTCTTGTACACCGAAGCCTTGAAAGACAAGGAGCCATCATGAGTCGCCGCCAGGCCAGTGAGTCCGTCCTCCAGGCGCTTCCCGGCTATCTGCCTCCGGATCGACGCCGTTGTCGCCAGTGCAACATGGTCATGCGGCCCTCCATCGGCTGGCGGGAAACCAAACCGGCCTACCAGGACGCGCAGCAGCGCTACCACAGCCCGGAGTTCGAGCCGACGCGGATCGAGTGGTACGGCTATGGTCGTGAGAACCTGTTCTGTACTCTGCGATGCGGCTATGCCTTTGCCTGCGACCTCATCAAGAACCAGTCAGCCTAATTCCCAGGAGTGAGACCACCGTGTACACCGAAGCCTTGACTTTGTGCCTGCAAACGCCGGGCTGCCTGCCGCCCCTTATCTGGGGCGACTTCGGCATCGGCAAGACCACCATCACCCAGTCCCTAGCCGCGGCGCTGGATTGGGACGTGGAGATTCTCCGTCCCGCCGAGCGCGGCGAAGGTGCCTTGGGCGTGGTGCCGATCCCTTCCGAGGATCGTTCCGTCCTCCATTACCCCTTGCCCGACTGGGCAGCCCGGCTGCAAGGTTCCGCCAAGCCGGGCCTTATCTTCCTGGACGAGGTGTCGTCCACGCCGCCGGCCTTGCAGCCGGCCATCATGGGCCTGGCCCTGGACGGCGTTATCGCCGGCCAGCGCCTGCCCGGTCATATCAAGCGCTGTGCCGCCGCCAATCCGGTCGATCAGGCCGCCGGCGGCTGGGACCTGTCCCCGGCCCTGGCCAACCGCTTTGTGCATCTATCCTGGCCCTGCCCCAGCGCCCAGAATTGGGTGTCCTGGCTCATGGGACAGCCGGACAGCGGCCTGGCTCTGCGTCTGGACCTGGAGGGGTGGGAGAAGGAGTGGGGCGCGGCCAAAGCGCTGGGAGCCGCCTTCATTCGCTCTCACCCCGCCTGTTTGCATGAGGAGGTGCAAAAGGTCCTCGGGCGAACCCCGCCGGCATTCGCAACTCCGCGGAGCTGGGAAGCCGCCTTGCGTTTGCTCGCTTCGTGCCGTGCCGCGCAGCGCGAGGACCTCTACCCCATGCTGGCCCAGGGTTGCCTGGGTCCCGCCATCGCCCTGGAAGGCACAGAGGACAACCCCGGCGGCTCGTGGCTGGTGTGGTTGAAGCACAACGATCTGCCCGACCCCGAGGAGCTGCTCAAGGACCCGACGCTCTTTCAACACGATCCGCATCGTCCCGATCGGACATTCGCCATTCTCTACGCCGTGGCCGAGGCGGCCCTGGCCACGGTCAACGGCAAGAAGCTGACGGAGAAAGCGCGGGTCGAGCGCTGGCAGAAAGGCTGGTGCGTTCTCGACCGCGCCCTGGCCATGAAGCTGGGTAAAGACGTTGTTCTCCTGTCGGCGCAGATTCTCGTGGACCGCCAGCGCCGGCCCAAGGCCATGCCCGAAGCGGAGGGCAAACGCGTCGTCGAGTTGTTGTCACAATTCATTCCTCTGTTCCGGGAGTAAGCCATGAGTATCACGATCGAGCCTCGGGGCGAGCGCGTCTATCTGTTGGGCCAAACCTTCGCCGTCAAGGAGCAGATCAAGCAGGCCGGCGGCCGCTGGGACGGCAAGGAGCGGGCCTGGTGGTTTCCGATCGACCAGGCAGAGAAGGTACATGCGCTGGCCCGCACCTTGTGCGTGTTGCCGGCAACCGCCGCTCCCGAGGCGGGTCAGAATGCCGACAAAATCTATCTGACCGGCAAGGGCACCTACAAGGGCCGCACGTATTTTTTGAGCAATGTCACCAAGGACGGCCAGCGCATCCGCTGCGTGACGCTGCCGGATGCTCAGGGCAAGTTCATCGACTTCTGGGTCGCTGCGAGCCAGGTGCAAATCGTGAAGACCTACCGCCAGAGCGGCCGGCTTTCCGGCGGGCCGATGACCCTGGGCAGCATGGCCCGCTTTGTCGGCCGCGAGAAGGACGCCACTGCGCGGGGCGCGGCGACCTGCGCCGCGTGTGGCCGCACGGGCGAGCTGGTCGTGGATCTGGAAGACGGCCAGCTCAAACATTACCGTTGTTGCGACATCCCTTCTTGATCTTTCGCCTTACAGGAGTGTGACCATGCGTAGTGTCCTTTGTGTCTATGACATCGCCGATTCTTTGAAAATCGCCAACCCCTCGGCTAAGTTCCGCAAATGGGGGTTCCGCATCAATCTGTCGTGCTGGGTCTTCCCCCAGCACTTGGTGCCCAGTGACGACATTGACACCTTGCGCCAGCAGGGTGCCACGGTGCATCTGGTCGAGTTTGCCGAGAAGGACCAGGAGAAAATCCTGGACCTGGCCCGCGCCGAGCTGCGCCGCCACATCGGCACGGTCGCCAAGGCGGTGAACGAGAAATGCGGCACCATCGAAGAGGCGCTGGCCGAGGCAGCGCAATTTGATCCCGACCAGGCCGAGGCGCATTACAAGAAGTGGCGCGCCGTCCTCAACAAGGGGCGGCGCGAGTTGCTGGCTGCCCAACAATGCACCCTGGGTTTCACGATCACGGGTGACGTCCAGGACGCGCTGGACGGCCTGGAATATGTCCTGCGTTCGGAGTTATCCTTTGCCCTGGCCTGGCGCGACCAGCAGAAACAGCAGAAAGGCTTGGTGACAGTATGAAGTACACCATGAGCGAAGACGGCATCGAACGCGCTACGATCATCGTCAAGGTGCGCTTGTCGCGGCGAGATATTGCCAACATCAAAGAAATGGCCAAGAAGGGCGGCGAAACCTGGCGTCAATGGATTGACGGTTACGCCAACCTGGGCATCGAAGAAGGCTTGCTGTCCGAAGACGGCAGCTGCGAGCAACGTTATGGCCGAGGAGGGGATTGATATGAGCTTGTACAAGGAATCCTGGCAGCGCGTCTTCCACAAAGCGCTGGTGCCCCAACTGTCGGACAGCGCCCTGGCCGCTTTGCGCCAGGGCGTGGCCGGCGACGATCCGACGCTCATTCAAGGTGCAACCTCGACACCGCCGCCCCTTCAGTGCGTGCAGGACTGGCCGGTCGAGGCGGCTTGCCTGATCGGCTACTGCGGCTGGAAAGGCGAAGGCTTAACCAAGGTCGTGGACGTGGAGGAGTATTTCGCCAAGGCTTGCTACGCGATTGATATAGCCCTGGGCGAAGCGGCGGGCGTGCGCTACTTGCTTAATTGGTTTGACGAGACGCCGCGCCCGGAAATGCTGCGGGCGCTGTTGCCCGAGATCGACAAGGCTCTGGCCCGGCGGGAGGCGCTCCGTGCTACCCAAAGTTGACTACCTGCGCAAGCTGGGGCTGGGCTGCCAGATCGCTCGGGACGGCATCACCATAAGGAGCCAGGCGTTTGGGGTGTGTTTTGTGGTCCGCGAATACCGGCCTTACCAGCGCAAGGACGGGCGCTTTATTTGGCGCAAATATCGCGACCTGACGGGCCCTTTGACGTTTACCCAGCTCTTGCTTTCGCCTTATAGGCCAATGGCGGGACAGAGCCAAAGCCACACGCAGCGGCGCGTGTGCCGCAGTTGGCACAATGCGCCCTTGACGAGCCAAGAAGAAATCATGGCGCTGGGCGAGCAGATCGCCAGCGCTCGCGATCAGGAATAAAGAAGGCGCGATGACGCATGTTGCTTGGCTGGTCGTGTGCTGGGACGAGGACGGCGAAGGTGAGGGAACCGCCGAGCGGCCCTACACCAGCCGTCTGTATCGTGCTGAGGCGGATGCGTTACGCCAACAGAAACGGTTTAAACGCGACGGCTGGCAAAACGCGGTTATTGTCCCCGTGCGCTATGAAACGAAGGAGGTTGACGAATGACTTTGACGGCAGCGGACATCGTGGCGGCGGCGCGGATGGCGGTTCATCGTCGCCATCCGTACCTGTCGCACGTCCTCTTCGCCTTGCGTCCCCATCCCGCGCCCGGCCTGGGTACGATGGCGGTTGACGAAGGCTGGCGGCTCTATTACGATCCAGTGACCGTGCTGCGCTGGCACGACGAGTCCTGGCAAGCAAAGATGAATGCGCTGGAGGACCCGCATCAGGTCGCGCATGACGGCGTGGCTGGCGTGGTCTTTCACGAAATCAGCCATGTCCTACGGCGGCATTTCGAGCGCCGCGGCGGCCGCGACCCGAAGCTGTGGAACCGTGCCTGTGACCGCGAGATCAACGATGACGTTCTCGAAGCGAAGTGGAAGCTTCCCGGCCAACCGCTGTTGCCCGAGCATATCGGCATGGCCAACGGCCTGTGTGCCGAACAGTATTACCTGGTAACCCAGTGCGATGAGGGTCACGCGGCCGTGCCCGGCTGCGGCGGCAGCTGCGGCGGTGCGGTGGGCAACCCGACGGCCTGGGAGCAAGAAAATTCAGGCGCTGGTGTCGGACCTCGTGGTCTAGACACTCCTGGGGAAGCGGGAGACCCGTCCTTGCACGAGGCGGGCTCCCCTTCCTTTCTTCCCGATCCCGCCTCGGAGCTGGAGCAGCAAATCGTCCTGCGCCGGACAGCGCTGGACACCCTCGACCACTTAAAAACGCGCTGTCGCGGCCTGGTTCCCGCCGGCCTGCAAGCCTGGGCCAAGGCCGCCTTGACGCCGCCCAAGATCGACTGGCGCCGGCGCCTGGCCGGTCTGTGCCGGCGCGCCCTGGCCACGACGGCGGGAGCGTGCGATTTCACCTGGCGGCGGACGGGACGGCGGACGCTCCATAGCGCCGGCCGGGCCGGCTGGCCGATTGCACCGGCGCTACACCAGCCCATTCCCAAGGTCGCGGTCGTTCTCGATACGTCGGGATCGATGGGTTGTAGCCACGGCGAGCGCAGCCGTTTGGACGCGGCCCTCTCCGAGGTCCTGGGCCTGGTCCAGGCAGCCGGCGGCAACCTCTGGGGCGTGGCCTGCGATGCTCAGGCGCAGGCCATCACCCCTGTCAGCAATCAACGGGACCTGACGCGCTTGAACAAGGGCGGCGGCGGCACGGACATGCGCCCGGGGTTCCAGGCAGCCATGAAGCTGCGTCCCGATGTCGTGATTATTCTGACCGATGGCCAGGTCGGCGACGGCTGGCCGAGCCAGGAAGATTGTCACAGGGTTCGCGTCCTGGCCGGTGTGGTTGGCGACGCCAAGCAGGTGCCCGTTTACATCCCCAGTGTGGAGATCGATGCATGAGGAAACAGGACGAAATGGCCGACCGGGCCAGCTGTTTGAATAAGGCCGAGGACGACGAATGGATTTTCGTGCTGCTGGGCCGCGACCGGGCGGCCTGCAAGGCGGTTGAAGCCTGGATCAAGGAACGCGTCCGACTCGGGCTCAACCGCCAAACAGATCCGCAAATCCGCAGCGCTGAGGAGTGGGTTAATACCGTCTACGCCCAGCAAGTGAAGGAGGCGCGCCTGTGCTAAAGGAGCAACGCATTTGCACCGATGACGGCCGCCTGGGCACGCACCGGGAGAAGCCGTCGCGGCGGCTGAGCAAGGCGGTCGTGGAGGACAAGCCGACGATAGTGCCCGGCATGCCGCCGTTTTACGAATGGGAAAACGACCTCTACTTCGGCAGCTTGCGTCGCTATGACACGGGCGCGCCTCTGGGCTGGGGCGGTGCCTATGCCTGTATCGGCATCTACGCCCGGGCCAACGACGCCCGGCATGACTGGCGCGAATACCAGCAGATCAAGAATGACTTGGTGGGTCCGGAATGGGAAGCGGTGGAGCTGTATCCGGCCGAGTCCAGGCTGGTCGATCCGTCCAACGCCTTTTATCTGTGGTGCTTTCCGCCGGGCGTCTTGAAAGACCTGGGGCTGCCCATTCCAGGCCGCCGCGTCGTGGGACCCCAGGACAAGGGACCGCCGCAGCGGCCGTTTCCCGAAGAAGATACGAAGTGACGTGTGGAGCGTGTGTTGTTTTCTTTTACCACGAACGAAGGGGTTTTCAATGAAGAAGCTCGCGTGTTTCTTGATTTTGGCCTGGGCCTCCTGGGCTCAGGCCGGACCCATCGATCCAGCCACGTTGCAGATCGGTCCAGGCAACACCCTGGACCCGGTGCAACTAGCGGATAACGGTGTGGTCAATGTGCTGCAAAATTCCGGTGGTGCCGGCACCATCGGTCTGAATTGGTTTCTGATCCTGGGCATCCCCAACACCACGACGACAAGCGCCGACATTCTCAAGGTCAACGGCACGTCGGTTGGACCGCTCTTGTCGGACAAAGCCGGCCAGGCCGATGCGACCTTGAGTGCTGGGCAGGAAGCCTATGCCCAACTGGGTCTGTCCGGGCCCGGCGTGGATGCCTCGAACAACTTCGTCAATTGGTCCGGTGCCGACTTGAAGGATGACGGCATCACGGCGACTTCGTTTGGTCTGTTTATCTTTGACGTGCCAGCGCTCCTGGCTGCCAAACAGACCGACCAGGAGTTGTTCGGCAACTTGCCCGTGGGCACGTTTGTTATCGCCTACGGCGTCGGTGCCGACGGCAAGGTTTATGTCACGCCGTTCACCGAGGCGGGGCTCATTACGCCCTTTAGTACGCCACCGACCTCGACGCCCGCACCGGCAAGCGCCACCCTGGCACTGCTGGGTGCCAGCGGCCTGGGACTGTTCCTGCGGCAGCGCAGGACCAGGGCCTTGGTTGTCTGACACAAAAAGGACGCTTCACACCGGCGCCGCAGCGCCTTCCGCTGCGGCGCCTCTTCTCAGGAGAGACCATGACAACGTTGTGGGTCAAATGGCGCATGATCTGGGCCATTTTGTGCGGTCGTCCGGTGGGTTATCGGATCAGCAGCAGCAGCCAGATTTCCCTGCGCGGCGAGAAAGGGCTGCTGGTCAAATGCGTGGTCGTCCGCGACGAGCCGACCAGCGCTTGCTTTGTCCTGGAGGCACCGGGCCAGTGCGCCATCGACTGTATCGCCATCGGCTTTCAGGCCGAGGACCATGCCTTTATCACCAGCCGCTTTCACGGTGACAATTGAAAGAACGCACCCTGGTCCAGAACATCAAACAGGCCATCAAGACGACCTGGCCGCGCGCCTTCGTGGTCAAGCTGGCCGACCGCTTCACGCGCGGCCTGCCCGACTTGCTCGTGTTATTGCCCGGCGTGGTCGTGTTCCTGGAAGCCAAGACGCCCAGCGGCCGGCTATCGGCTATCCAGCGCAGTGTCCACGAAGAAATCGAGCGGGCCGGCGGCTTGGTTGCCGTGGTAACCTCCGTTGAGGACGCTCTCTCTTATATAAGGAATATGCTCTAAGTGAAAACAGAACTAAGCCTGCGCGGCAAGCGTGTCCATGTCAAAACCCATTATGCGCCGGTTCTGGTCGAGCGCTTCCGGGCCATTCCCGGCCGGCTCTGGCATGCCGAGGACAAAACCTGGTCGTTTCCCCTGGTCCGGGATGTCCTGTGCATGGTCTGCGACGTGCTGGGGCTGCTGCCCCTGTTCTTGCCCGCTGAATTGCGCGCTGTAATGGGACCATCGCCTCAATCAATGCTGCGCCGGATCGAGAGCGATGGGGTCTCGGTGGACAACTGGCACTTCCGCACCCAGCCGTACGCGCATCAGCGTCGCAACCTGGAAACCTTGCTCAATTACCGGCGCTGGCTCTTGGCCGATGAGATGGGCACCGGCAAGTCCTTCGTCATCGCCTGCCGTCTAACTAGCTGCTTTGGGCCAGCCTTGATCCTCTGCCCCAAGAGTGTCATGCCGGGTTGGCTGGACCAGCTGTACCGGCATGCCGGGATCGTCGGCTACCTGGACAAGGATGTCAAACTCCATGAGACGTATTCGCCCTTGATCGTCAACTACGAGAAGATTCGCGATTGCACGGATCTCAATAGCTTGCATTTTCGCACCGTGGTTTTCGATGAGATTCACCGGCTCAAGAGCTTCACCAGCAAGACCGCCAAGGTGTGCCGCTTTCTGTCCGAGCGCGCCGAGTGGGTCTATGGCCTGTCGGGGACGCCGGCGCCCAACGGTCTGGAAGACTGGTTCGGCGTCTTGTCGGCCCTCGATCCGCACCTCTTGCCCGTCAAGACCAAAGGCGACTTTGAAAGCCGCTATTGCCTGATGGGCACCTTGCCGGACTCGAACATCCGCGTCGTTCGCGGCTACCGCAACGTCGAAGAATTGCACGGCTATATCAACGCGGTGACCTCGCGCGTGACCAAGGCGGAATGTCTCGATCTGCCCGATAAGGTAATCAGCCCGCGCTATGTCTCTCTGCACGGCGAGCAGGCGCGCGTCTATTACGGCATCCGCAAGGAAGCGGTGGCCACCATCCGGTCGTTGCGTGCCGAGGGCAAGCTGACCGTCAAGAACGCCTTGACGGAAGGACTGCGGCTGGCCCAGATCACGGGCGGTTTCGTTCCCGACGACACGGGGGCCATGCATGCCTTGCCCGAGAAGGCCAAGGCGGAGGCGCTGTGGGAGATCCTCGAAGACCTGGAGGGCAAGCAAGTGGTTATCTGGTGTGCCTTTGTTGCCGAAGTCCACTGGATCGCCGAACAATTGCGGACTATGTTGCCGCCGCGCACGGTGAGCGTGTTGACGGGGAGCGTGCTGTCGGCCCAAGAGCGCCAAGAGCAAATCGAGCGCTTCACGACGGGGCAAGCGCAATACTTCATCGGCACAGCGGCGACCGGCGGCGTCGGCATCAACGGCCTGGAGGTTTGCGATACGGAGGTCTACTACTCCCGTACCTGGTCGCTGACCGACTGGTTACAATCGCAGGACCGCTTGCACCGGATTGGTCAGAAAAACAAGGTCACGATCATCCCGATCATCGCCACGAACACCATTGACGAGCGCATCGACCTGGCGCTCGAACGCAAACAAGACTTGCAAGAGATGATGCTGACTCGACCCGAACTCATTTTTTAACCCCTACGCAAGGAGACGATCATGGCCGATGCCAAAGACGACGCCAACATCCAGGAAGTGTCCAGCCTGGAAGTGCAGAGCCGCTACTCGAAAGCCGCCGAGCTATTCGACAAGCGCGTGTCCGGACCGCGCGAGAGCCCGCAGAAATTGGCTTTTATCAAAATCAACCATCGGGAGGCGAAATTCATCCTGCCGACCGGCGAGCAGGTGGAGGAGGTCTGCGGTTTTCCGATCTATTACTTCCGCACCCGCCGCTACTACAAGAAGCCGCCCATGCCGGGCGCCAAGGGGCAGCCCCCGGATTGCTGTTCCCAGGACATGATCGTCCCCCATGATTCGTCCATTGAAAAGCAGGCCGAGCGCTGCGAGATTTGCCCGATGGCGCAATTCGGCACCGGCCGCGACGGCCGCAGCCCGGCCTGCGGCACGTTTACCTGGCTGTTTTTGGCCAACACGGCCTTCAAGCCGCTGCCGGTGGCCGCCCTCCAGGCACCGCCGTCAAGTCTGCGTGTCCTCCTGGGCACACGCTTTCAACAGGGCTATCTCGGCATGCTCGAAGCACGCTTCAAGTATTATGAGATCGCCTGGACCAAGTTCCGCTTAAAGGCCCAGGGCGGCAGCGATCCCAACGGCGTCCAGTATTGCACGCTCGATCCCCAGCTAGTCCGCGCCCTGGCGGACTCGGACAAAGACCTGGACGTGGCCGAGCGCCTGACCGACCTGCGCGACCAATTCATAGCTAAGATGAACGAGATTCGCCTGCGGCCAATGGTCGAAGAAGAGGAAGAGGAAAGTGTCAGCCCATGACCACGAAAAGACGGTCTCTGGACGCCCTGTTTGGCCGGAGACCCGCTTGTCCACCAGAAGTCCTGCTGGCAGCGCAATCGTTCCTGCGCTGCCAGAAGGACCAGCAGGCCGCCAGGGCAGCCTTGACGGTTGCCAACACGTCCCTGCGTCGTGCCGAGGAGGAGCTATTACGCCAGCTCGATCAAGCGGGCCAGAAGACCGTCACGGTCGAAGGCGTGGAGTTGACCGCAGCGCAGATAAGCCATTACCGGCTGGTGGCCAATGCCCTGGACGACAGGGAGGTCATGACCTGGCTATTGCGCCAGGGCGGCCATGATCTGGTGAAGCATACCGTTGACGTCCATCTGTTTTCAGGCTTCTGCCGCCAGCTGGTCCTGGCCGGCAAGCCGATCCTCAACAAGGTGCGCCGGGTCATCCGGCGCTACATCCGCACCGGAGATGCGCTATGAGTCGGATCATCCGCATTGGCAATCTGGGGGCCGGCGTGCAAAGCACGACCCTCTACTTACTGGAGAAGGAAGGCAAGATCGAACCGTGCGAAGCCTGGATATTTGCCGACACGCAGGAAGAACCCAAGGCGGTTTACGATCATCTAGCGTGGCTAGAGGCCCAGGGCGGCACGCGCATTATCCGCACCGGGCGCAAGGTCTCTTTGGGCGACAATTTGTCCCGTGGCATGTATGCCAGAGGACAGCGGTTTGTCTCCGTTCCTGCTTACACTTCGGATACAGACCATATCGAGCGCCAAGGCGAGCCGGCGGCGGGATGCAACTATGGCCAAGTGAGGCGGCAATGCACCAAGGAATACAAGATCGAGATGATCGAGAAGGCGATCCGCCAAGAAATCCTGGGCCTGAAACCGCGCCAGCGTTTCCCTCAGGACATTTCGGTTGTGCAGCTTTTCGGGTTGTCCGACGATGAGCCGCGTCGTATCCGGCGTGTCAAGGAGAATTTCCAAACACATCCCTGGGCACGACCGGCTTTCCCCTTGGCCGAAAGGGGCTGGACGCGCGCCATGTGCCAACGGTTCCTCGGCAAGCGCGTGCCGCATGAAGTGCCGCGCTCGGCCTGCACGTTTTGCCCCTATCGCTCCGCCATCGAATGGGAACATTTACAGCGCACCGATCCCGAGGGCTGGCAGCGCGCTGTCCAGATCGACAAAGCCTTGCGTATGCCTGGCAATGTCGTGAATCGCAAAATGGAGCAAAAAATGTATCTGCACCGTTCGTGCTTGCCCCTGGAGGTAATCGACTTCGCACGCTTGGCGGAGCTAGAGCGGCGCAAGAAGAAGGAACCCGATTTGTTCGATGCAAATGGTGGAGCTTGTGTAGACGGCATGTGTGGTGTTTAGCCGCACCACGGGTCCGCGTGTTACCTAGAGAGGAGATGCACCATGAGCCGGATCATCATTGATTTAGTAAAGCGCACGGTCCAGGTCGAGAACCAGGGCCAGGTTCATACGGCGACTCTGATCGATGGCAAGTTGTTGCAAAAAGCGGAGCAGCTGCTCCGCGAGATCAACAACGACCCGTGGATGGGTTTTGCTCCCGACGACTCCGATCTTGACCGCAAGGAAGAAAAGAAGTAGAAGAATCCTCCGCCCTGTCTCTTTGGCCGGAACAGCGCGGGGGCAGCAACACGAAGATCGACGCTCAACGTGCGCTTTCTGGGGCCGTTTGTGGTCCCCGTGTCCTCTTGCTTTCTCGATCGGGCAAGGTGGACGGCCAACGGGGACTACAAACGGCCTTGCTTTTTCCTCGCCGCCTTCTCTGGCGACGCAGAGGCGATCATGACGAACGCGGAGATCGTTCCTGTCTACCGGGCTGCTTTGGAATACGTCCAGGGAGGGCTCAGCGTCTTGCCCATCCGCTGCGACGGCTCGAAGGCACCGGCCTTGACGGCCTGGGACTTCTTGAAGACGCGGTTACCGAGCCGGCAGGAGTTACACAGCTGGTTTAGCCCCAATGGCGTGGGCATTGCCGTTGTCGCCGGCACGGCCAGTGGTAAGCTGGCCATAATGGATATTGAATATCCGGACTTCGCCGCCCTGTGGTGCGAGCTAGTGGAGACCGAATGCCCCGGACTCATTGACCAATTACCGCAGGTGTTGACGCCCGGCAAATCCGGCCAGCCCGGCAAGCATTTTTATTTTCGAGCGCCCGAGACTGTCAGCACGCAGAAATTGGCCAAGCTGTCTGCCCTTGAAGCGGACAAACGGACAGGCGATAAAAACAAGACAACGGCCATCGAGGTCAAGGGCGAGGGCGGTTATTGCCTGGCGCCGGGCTGTCCGGAAAAATGCCATGAATCCGGTCGCAAATACGTCCACGTCGGCGGTCCTTTTCTGGAGGAAACGCCGGTCCTGTCCGCCGATCAGGTGGCGGTCCTGTTGTCCTGCGCGCGGGCGCTTGACAACACCGAGCCGCAGCGGACGGAAGATTATGTGGGCCGCGACCGCTGTGCTAGTGATGTAGACCGCCCGGGCGATGTTTTTAACCGCCGCGGGGACTGGCTCGACATTCTCGGGCCGCACGGCTGGGTCGTGGCCCGGAGCCGGGGCAACGTCCTCTACCTGCGCCGGCCCGGCAAGGACAAAGGCATCAGTGCCACGGTGGGCTACTGTATAAGTGACAAGGCCGGTGATCTACTCTGTGTGTTTTCGACCAACGCCGAACCTTTAGGGATCGCCGACGGTCGGGACCATCAGTGTTACTCGAAGTTCGCTGCCTACGCGCTCCTGGAGCATGACGGCAACTTCCGGGCGGCGGCCAAGCAGCTGGCCGAGAAGGGCTACGGCTTCGACATCGGCCTGTCGGCGGCCGAGCGCTTCGCCATCGAGCAAGCCGAGGACATCAAGGACGTGAACGATGCGACGGCTTGGGAGGATTTGCGTCAGAAGGTGGCCCGGCGCTCCGTCGATAAGGCTTGGGACCTCCAGGGCGATGAGATCGATCTTGTGGTAGAAGCGGCCAAAAAGAATCGCGTTACAACCGATCCGAAGTTGTTGGCCGAGGAGGCGCACCGGGACATCGACGTGTCGTTTGGCACGCCCGAAGAACCGCCGGCGGCGACCAACGCCAGCGCCGCGACGAAAATGAAGCCGTGGAAACTGATCGTGATTGAGAGCGTGCCGCCGGAGTATCTGTTGCGCGCTCCGTACTGGTCGGCGCAGCCCAAGGTCCAAACCCAGGGCGGGTTTATCCGGTTAACCGTGAAGCAGTTAGCGGTCTGGACCGGACTGCGCGATCAGGCGTTGGCTCAGGCGGACGTGCGCTTGCCCGACAAGATTCACGGCTGGGCCCGGATTCTGCAACGTCTACTCGACCGCGCTGACCATCAGGTGGCACCGGCCGACACACGGCGACCGCATGCGGTTTTGGAATTTCTCTGGGAGAAGCTGCGCAGTGCCCATGACATCCGCGTCGATGAAAATGGTAAATTTCGCTTTGGACCGGGCTCGCCTTTACGGCTGCCGGATGGTAGAATAACGGTGAAGCTCACTTGGCTATTGCAACGAGGACTAGAACATCCCGATGTTTTCGACAAGAAAGAGCTTGTGGAAGCAATGGAATCCGTGGGCATGCAAGTTCAAGTGCATGGACCCAAGGATAAGCGCGTCCGTTTATGGACGGCAACCGCCGTGGACTTCGCCAACTTGCAAGCCACGCTTCTCGATCATTTACCCCATCATGACCTCGATCCGGCACCTTCTGAGCCAACGGACGATCTGGACGACTGTTCAGATGTCGAAAGCTCAGACTCATCGTAAGGTGTGCGCGGTGTGCGCGAGTGTGCGCGCGATTTTTGCCGACGCGCACACCGGCATCTCTTTACTGCAATTCGACTTACGTTAAAAGTGTGCGCGTGTGCGCGTGGTCAACAACATTTTTTTGAAATGAAAAATGAAATTGAAAAGCGCGCACACGCGCACACAGTCGCCATAAGTCCTTGCTGTATATAGTATAGCTGGTGTGCGCGGAGGCCAAAAAAGCGCGCACGCGCGGCGCACACCGCGCACACTTTTTATACCAAATTAGTATCTTGTCGGGCTTTTTGCACGAGGAGGACGGATGACTCAGGCAGCGCGAATTATTGGCATTCCGGGAGCAGGGAAGACGACGCGGGCGATCGATATTATCGCCAAGGTACGCGATCGCGGCTTCTCCCTCCAGGAGGTCGGCTTTTGCAGTTTTACCCGGGCCGCCCGCCGCGAAGCCGCGCAGCGGGCCTGTGAAACGTTTGGCGTGCCCCTAGAATCGCTCGAACGCGAAGGATGGTTCCGTACTATCCATTCGGCCTGTGCGCGTCTCCTGCGCCTTCCTAGGGGCTGTATCGTCAATTTCGATCTCGACTGGCTGCGCGACGCTCTGCACGACCGCGACTTGGATGTCGTTCACGATGAAGAGGAAGACGATCTCTGGGTCAGCGCCTGGAAAGGGAAAGGGCCAACACGGCTCGCCTTGACGCTCTGGGACGTGGCCCGCAATCGGCTCTGCCCCCTGTTACCCGTTTACGAAGAAGCGCAGAGCCAGCTTATCAAGGGAGCCTGGGACTTTCCGGATTACGATGAGGTCCTTCAGGTCATCCGCGATTACGAATGGGCCAAGAAGCGTGACGACCGTCTCGACTTTAGTGATATTCTGCTGCGCTATGCCGGCCTGGCGATGACGGCAGAAGGTCCCGACAAGACCGACCCGCAGGGCGAAATCCCGCCCGTGCCAGTGTGGATTTTCGACGAAGCCCAGGACACCTCGCCCTTATTGGATAAGGCCGCACGCCGCCTTAGCGACGGCTGTTACTGGCTCTATTTGTTTGGCGACCGTGAACAAGGGATTTATGGCTTTGGCGGAGCGAACCCCAATTCCTTCATGACTTGGCCGGTGGCGCACGAAGAATACCTTTATAAGACATGGCGCTGCGCCCGCGCCATCATTGATTTGGGTTTGGAGCTGATTTTGCGCTCGGACGATCTAACCAAGGAGCTGCGCCAGCTGGCTGTTGAGGCACGCTGTCCGGGCGGCACGATCAAAGATGACCACGAAGAGAGCCTTTGTGAGCATGTCGATGACGCTGCCAAATCAACGCTGATTATGGCCAGGACCAATGCGCAGCTCAAGGAGATTCACGGCCGCTTAACGGACGAGCGTATTCCCTGGCGCTCGGTCAAAACGGGTGCGCGCTGGCCCCTGTTAACGACCCTCAAGCTGGCCCAGGCCCTGGCGAATCTCCAAGAAGGCAAAAGCATCGACGGCGAGGCGTTCCGCCGCATCGTCCACGGCATTCCTGCGCAATGGCTGGACCGTGGCACCAAGCAGTTTTATAAGCGGGCCGAATCCGTTCTCGAGGTGAAAGATTGCTGCCTGGCCAGCGCCGTGGCCCACGGCTGCACACCAGCCTTGGTGACTCGGATCGCGACGGGAGCTTGGGCGCGCCCCGAGACGGGCGTTATCAAGCAGGAGACCGCGGAGGCGTACCAAGCGCAAAAGCGCTGGGGAACAGCGGTTGTCGCCAATCCGCCGGTGCAGGTGTCTACCATTCATGGCTCCAAGGGGCTCCAGGCGGATAAAGTCGTCCTCTTGACACGGATCAATGAGACCATTCGCCGCCATCTGCTCAGTGACGAAGGCGGCAATGAAGAGCGCCGCGTCTGGTATGTCGGGGCCACACGAGCCCGCGATGAATTGGTTCTGCTGGCCGGTCGCCGGCCCAACTATGAGGAAATCTATGACTGCCTTTAACCCGGAAAAATGCTGCTTCTGCCCGCAGGCTTTTGCCAACTGGGACGCCCTGGTCGAGCATCTGCGCCAGCACCATGCGCGGAGCCGGAAAGAAGCCAGAGCCAAGCAAGGCTTAGCCTTTTATGTCGTGAAAGGTCGCAGCCTGGTCGTCTGCGTCTGTGGGCAGTCCTTCACGCGCGATGAGTCCTGCTTGCCCATCCAGAAACATACCAACGACTGGAAGGCCCATGTCCGCCGCGAGGGCGGCCTGGTGGCGCACTTCGACAAGCTACGCTGGCAGCAGCTTTTAGACTTCTTGCAGGCGGACAAGAACGCGCAGAGCGCGGACGACTGGCTCGATGCCCTGGCCACGGTCGGGCTGGTCACGCCCAAGCGGGATAGTCTCTATCGGCTAATCCAACAAGCGGCCTGGGACATCAAACTCGACCAGCTTGATGTGGACGGAATCTGCCTGCCTGAGTAGACTTGAGCCGATTCGCCGACTTCGGGCTCAAGGGAAGAACGCGTGGCGCTCGAGTATTGGGATGGCTTTGACGATTACTTGGCGACGCAGATCGTGCGCTATTTCACTGCCGTCTACACGGGTGTCGGCTCGACCGTGCAGACCTCGGCCAATAACGTTAGCAACGTCGCGGGGGCCTATGGCGGCCAGGCCATCCTGACCAGCTCGGGAGCGCCCGGCCTAGCACCCAAGGGCGGCAACCAGGTGACGCGCACGGTCGGCGCCCGCTACCAGACCACGGGCGTCATTAGCTCCAGCGTCGGCCTGACTACCTGGGTCGATGGCACCACCATTCAGGTCAGCATCGTCGTCAATGCCAACGGCACGATCTCCTGCTACAAGGGCTCGACCTTCGGCACGTTGTTGGGAACCAGCGCGCAGGTGCTGTCGGCCGGGGCCTGGTACTACATCGAGACGAGCGTTACCATCAATAGCTCGACCGGCAGCATCAAGGTCAATGTCGCCGGTGCCAATTGGCTCAACATCACGGGCGTCAACACCAATAACTCCGGCAATAACTGGACGAACCTCGTGTGCTTGGGCTCGATGGGCGCCGGCGGCAATATTATCATCGACGACCTTTACATCCGCTCCGACGGCACCCTGATGGGCGATCAGCGCGTTCAGACCATCTATCCCAACGGCGTCGGGGCCATGGCGCAATTCACCCGCGGCGGCTCGACCATCAATGCGCAAAACTACCAGCAGGTCAACGAAGCCACACCCGACGACGATACGACCTACGTGTATACGCCCGTTGCCGGAATCGGCAACGTGGACACCTACACCTATCCCGCCATCGCCACCACGACGGGCACGGTCGCCGGCGTCATGGTCTGCCCGATGATGAAAAACGACGCCGGCGGCGTGGTCAGCGGCCAGGCCGTGTACCGGATCGGCACGACCAATTACTTCGGGGCCACCAGCTCCCTGGGCGCCAGCTACCTGGGCTATCCCGACCTGTCCACCGTGAACCCGGCCACGTCCCTGGCCTGGACGATTAGCGATGTCAACAGTGCGCAGTTTGGCATTACGCGGACTGCCTGAGAGGAGAGGGGCCAATGGCCATTACGCGCAAATGGGTTTATCAGGCCAGCGCCATCACGGTGGCCAGCACGGAATTGAACGGCCTGGCTGCCGGCGGCCTAAACGTAGCGTCCACGAACCAGAACAACACCCAGGGGCAAGCCAACCTGGATGGCTATACTCGCGCCCTATTTCTCATGAACTTGGCCTTGACCACGGGCAACTATGCTGCCAATTCCACCCTGGACGTGTGGCTGCTGCGTGAGGTGCCCATGACCTCAGGCACCTTTGAAGATGGCTCGTCGTCGGTAACACCAGCCCGGCCGCCGGACTTTAGCTTTGCCCTCCAGGCGTCCTCGGCGGCGCAAAAACAGGCCCAAGATGTCCGCCTGCCGCCCGGCACCTTCGGCATCCTCTTCCGCAACAACCAAAGCACGGGCACGCAGGCGCTGGCCGCCACCGGCAACACCATTACGATGGTCGCCTATACCGACTCTGGCGTTTAGTGAGACCACTGAGGAGAGAACTTCATGGCAGACTCCAAACAAGACCGGGCGCTGGCCTCGGCCAATAGCGCCATGGCCATCAGCCAACAGCTGTCCGCCCTGCGCGCCAGCATCAACCAGTACATGACCCAGTTTTCGTCGGAGCAATACGCCGACATCTGGGAGCAGCTGCAAACCGTACCGCTCAATGCCGACGGCTCGCTGGGCACCAACCCGGACACCACGCCCAATAATAATAACCCCATCAACGCCCCCCACTATCCGGGCCTCAACCGCGCCGTAACGCCGCAAAATCTGGTGGATGCGGTCAATATGTTCGTGCAGCTACAGAACTTCTTTACCAACCAGGCCGTGACCTCCGGGAATTACAACACCGTCATTGACCACCTGACAGCCTGATGGCAATTGCTTGGCCAGATCTGGACGTCGCCCAACCTATCAACAAAAACCAGCCGCTCAACTTAAATAGGACGGCCTGGTGGCTGGGCATCCCGCAGCGCGCCGGCGGGCCGGCCTGGTATGACCTCGTGCAGGGCCGCCCTGCCACCCTGTCGGGGTTTACGAGCGGCTTCGGCTGGTCCACGCGCAGCAATCTCCAGGGCGGAACCAGCATCTTGTTCTCAACCGCCGCCAGCAACCAGGTGACAGCGGCGACGAAATCACTCGTTTCCGGCGCGGCCAATTATACCTGGTTTGCCTGGGTCAAACCGACAACTTCCATCACCGCCAACCGCTACATCTGGGGCGAGCGGCCGGTGACGGGCAACTGGATGAGCCGCCTGTCGCTCATCAGTACCGCCTCCGGCGTCACCACCTCCTTTCCTTTTGGCTCGGTGGTGGGCGGGCTGATCTTTACCGTCCGCGATGACGCCGGCAACCTGACACAATTCGGCTCGACAGACGCTTTGAACGATGGCAACTGGCACTTCGTGGCCGGCGTGCGCAACAACACCCAGGCGGCGGTGTACTGGTCCCTGGGCCAGGCCCTAAAGGGTTCGGGCTACGGCAATTTCATAGCCGCCACGGGCACGACGACCAGTAGCGCCGCGATTTTGTCACTGGGCTATGACGCTGCCAACGCCGGCATTACCTTCGACGGGGCCATCAGCGAGGCCGGCCTGTTCTTGCAGGCGCTGTCCTCAGACCAGATCCTCGCCCTATTCCTGGAATCCCAGCAGGGCTATCCGAACTTGCTCAACTGGCGCGAGCTGGAGACGGTCCAGAACCTCGTGCCGGCCAACCTGAGAATGACGCAGGAAGCCGTCCGCGTCCTGGTCCAGCCCACGGACATGAACTTGCGCCTGACGCAGCTGGCCATCCGCTTGCTGGTCGCCAATCCGCCGGCACCGTCGTTTTCCAGCACGGTTTTTTCCAGCACCACCTTGTCCAGCACCCTGGGGCCTAGTTATGCCTCGTCGCCGGCGCCCAGCCCGACCAGTCCGGCCGCCAGCCCAGCCCCTTCCGTGCCCAGCGGGCCCAGCCAGCCGTCGGCGGCGCCGTCGCCGTCGAAGGCGTCCCAAGCCTTGCCCTCCCCGGGCGTGCCGGGCCTCTTTCGGATCAAGCTGTTTACCGAAAATGGCGCCTTCGTCGATCGCGTCGATGTGCCCTGGCCCATTCCGCCCTTGCTCCTTTATAAGGGGGTCTACTATGTGTACTCGGAATGGATTTACTCGCGCTATGTGCGCGCGACTCCCTTGCAAGTCTTCGACGATAGCGGCCAGGCGCCGCTTTCCCATGTGACGTTTCCAGAGTTTTAACAACAAGGACCACACGAATGACTAGCCAACCCGAAGCCCGCATTATTGCTCGCCAAACCGCCGACGGCCGCACGGAGATTTCCGTCTACGAGCCCGAGCGTAGCCGCGAACACCGTACCGGCTGGACCGAAGGCCAGGCCACGGCAGAGGCCAAAATCCGCGAGCTAAAAGATAAGTTAGAGAGCCGCGGCCATCATGTGACCGTCACCGAGATCAGCCGCTAGGAGTTGTGATGGCTACCGAGCTGTTCGCCAACAACTTCACGACGACCCTGACCGCCACCATCAGCAGCGGCCAAACGTCCGTGGTGCTGGCCAGCCCGGTGCCCAGCGGCCTGCGCATGGCCGGCCAATGGCGGCTCCAGATCGACAGTGAATTGCTGCTGGTGACGGCCGTGGCCGGCGACTTCGTTACTTGCACCGTGACGCGCGGCAGCGAGGGCACAACGGCGGCGGCTCATAATGCCGGCGCTCCTTGCACGCATATCTTGACGGCCGGCGCTATAACGAACCTAACGGCTGGTGCCGGCGGCAGCATCAGCGCGGGCGCTTACCTGGGCCGGCCCAGTGCCGGCAGCGCCGGCCGGCTTTATGTGTGTAGCGACATCCCCGTGCAATTCCTGGACAACGGCACGACCTGGGACGCCCAGGTCAAGGGCCAGTTCGTGGCCAGCGCCACCATCCCGACCCAGAGCGGCTGGACGTGGAACAATCAGCAGGCCACGACCTGGGCCACGACCAAGGCGGGCTTATGGATTCAGGGTGATACCACCTATCACGGTCTGAACGCCGTGGCCTGGCCCTGGGCAGTCAACAAGACCTTGTTGGCCTTGGCCTGCTTTACGCCGCAAAACCGAGGCAACCACAACGGCTGGCTGGGCGGCATTTATCTGGGCAATACCACAGCGCCGGGAGCCGCTTACTGTTTGGGCATGTACAATTTGCCGCCGCCCAATATCACGGGGGCGTATTTTTCTACGATCACCGGCGGCTGGGCCAACAACTTGAATAATAACGATGCCACGGTGTGGCCGGTCGGCGATTATGTGTGGATCAAGTGCTGGGACAGTGCCGGCTTCTTTAATATGGCCACCTCGCGCAATGGCTTCGATTGGGAGTTGATCTATAATGTCGGCGACACCTTCGGCAACGCCTGGGGCACGGGTGTCACGCCCAACCAAATCGGCGTGGGCGTGGCCCAGGTCAATTGCCATCTGTTATCCTGGCAAGTGTTCTAGGAGCAATGAGCATGTTCACGGGCAGCCTGGGCACGACCAAAAGTCAGCCGGGCAACATCATCCTGGCTTACCTGCCGCCGCCGCCCCTGGGACTGAGCAGCGAAACCATCGTCGATGTGGTCGCTATTGGCGACGCCTGGGATAGTCCGGGCCTGGACGATCCTGTCGATCTCATCAGCGAGGGCTAAATGGCCGTGCCCATCGTGTACAACAACGGCTTCGCCACCACCGGGCTGGCGACCTACGCGCTGGGCTCCCAGGTCAACTTTCTGATCCGGCCGCTCTTGAATGGCCTGCCCTGGGACCTAACGGGCGGCTCGGCCAGTCTCTATCTAGCCGATCCCGACGGCCAGATCACCACCTTGACGGCCCAGATACTGGGCATGGCCGCCCAGGTGACGTGGCTGGCGGCGGGCACGCCGGGCACCTGGACCAGGGCCTGGCTCCTGGGCGACAAGAATAATATTTCCAAAAAGACCTTGCCGATTGGCTTTGGTTTGCTATTATCACCTAGGTAGACACTTGACCGCTCAAGCAAAGGAGAGCGCCATGGCCCGCAACGTCAAATCCAGCCTGGCGGCCGCCGCCAAGCTACTGGGCAAAAAGGGCGGCAAGAAAGGCGGCCCGGCTCGGGCCCGCGTCTTGACCCAGGTGCAGCGCAGCCGCATCGCCAGCCTGGGCGGGCAGGCCAAGGCGGCCAAAAAGGGTGCTTGACGCTTGAGCGCTCAAGCACAAAGCGCTGCCGCCCAGGGCCGCCTGCCCCGCTCAGGAATGAACGACCGTACATATCAAAATCCCTGACACACCGGCACCCTTGGATATGACGATACGTTTGGACATAGGGCGAGAGTAAAGGCAAGAGCGATGGGTTATAGCAATGTCCAGGTTGGGAGCGGAACGTTCGGCAAGGTCCTCGCTCGCCTGCGTTTTGAGCGCGGCTTAACCTTAATCCAGCTAGGCGAAGTCAGTGGTCTATCGTGGTCGATGATTAGCCGGATTGAACGCGGACAGCGTGAACCCTCTTTCGCCGTTGCTTGCGCTCTAGCCGATGGACTCGGGGTTCCCCTGGACACGTTCCGCTCCCAGTGAAGTCTGCCTTCACTGTCCCTTCGCGATTTCCTACCTTCCTTATCTCTAGAGTGGTAAATGATTGGCCAATTGGCCAATTACTTACCACCCTCTAGGCAACTTTTTTGCCATATTGTCTACCCTTTAAGTCTCATATAGGCCGATTGTTAAGGAAAGCAAGCGCGGTTAACGCTCCGGCGTTAAGCGTTGTTGCTTGCCGTTAACACGGCGGCCGCTCTAGCTCCCTTATCCACGCGAGATAGGCGTTTTCCGCAGAGAAAACGCACTAGATTGGACACTTGGCACAATGGTTGCATAAGAGAATGACCCCGCAACGGGGATGACGAAAACCACAAATAGGAGTAGGACCATGAACCAGACTCAACCCATTGTGACTCTTGAACCCACCAAGAACGGCAAGCGTCCGCGCTTGGCCAAGCGCGCCCTTGTCCAAGCTATCAACACGAAGACCGCTAAGAGGACCGCAAGCCGGAAGCTGACGCATCGCCAGCGCGTTGCTACGGCTATCGGTCTCGTTGCAACGGCCGTCCTCGCTCTCTCGCTCTGGCATTGTACGGAGGCTTTGTCGGTCCTCACCGGAACCCATCTTGCCCTTGCCGCACTACTGGCAATCGGCATCGACGCGGGTTTAGTGGCTTGTGAGCTAGGAACCATCGTCGGCGATGGAGACGGACGGATATGGGCCCAAACCTACGTCTACCTTGCCGTCCTTCTCTCCATCGGTCTGAACGCCTACGGTACTGCCATTCACGCACCACAAGGCTTAGCATGGTTCGCATCCCTTGCTGGCGGAGTTATCCCCGTCCTCATCTATCTCGGCTTTCGCGCCGCTGGCCATTTATGGCGCGATAAGCCTCTTGCCGTTGCAAGCTAACATCCGGCTTCCACATACCCGGTCCTGTCCCTGAGAGAGGACCGGGTTTCAACCCTTTTCTAGGAGTGTCTTGCCGTGACCGACTCTGTTGTTCGCTTAGATGTCCTTGCTGCATTCCTTAACCAGCACGATGGCGGTTTCGCCTACGTCGATGGCGATGCCGTTTGCGTGCAAACCGAATGCATCATCAATGGTGAATTCGTCCGGCGGATCGATACGGTTCGCACCTGGACAGAAGCAAAGATCCTACTCGGCTACTAACCTTTCCAACCCTTCGCCCAAACGGGAGTGTTCCCCATGACCAATACTGCATTGTGGACCCTGGAAGCCAGCGCGGACAACGCCAGAGGCATACTGGGGGCCTACACGCAAAACGAGTGTTCCGAATGGCCTACTTGTGTACGCCATTACCTGTGCGCCAAGCAATCCCTTATCAACGCTCTAGACAGCACAACCGGACGGCGTGTCTTACCGGTCACCTACCATCCCGACGGAGACCAGATCGCGGATGCTTGGCGCCATGCCCTGGACAGTGGCGCCCTTGCTGGCGCCATGGAGGACCTCAACCGCGCGGAACTAAATCACGTCAACAACCCGACGGCCGAAAGCGCAACGGCGCTAACCAAAAAGCAACAAGCCTATGCTCGCCTTGTCCAGGCGCAAGCTGCCCTGATCGAATTCCGCTCGAATGTGACCTGCGCTGATTTGAGCGCGGGAAAACTATCCGCCAACTATGATGGCTGGTATCCGCCACTTGCCAAGATCGTCCGCGCTGGCATGAGCATTTCCCGCGCCCTGGGTGCCTTACTCCGCCATCGGGGTATGTCGGCCGACGAAGCTAGCGCCGTGGTCGATGCCGTCCAGACCGCGGCGGCGCCGAAGCCTACGCAAGGGTTCCTTGTCCTGTCCGCCAACATTCTCGACTTCCTCTTGGTCTCCGAAAGCGCCTGTTACACCACTTGCCACGGTCTAGACGGTAGCTATCGCGCTGGGGTCCTCCAATACCTGTATGACTCTTGCTCCCTCATCGCCTATTACTATGAGACGGAGCGCGCTTGTCTCCTTGGAGCGCGCGGACACAAACTGACGCACAACTTGCCCTTCAAACTCTGGCGCCAAATGGTCTATGTTGACACGGACCATAGCGCCGCCGCGCTACAACGCCACTACCCCCATTGCCGCGCTATTCCCGAATCCCTCCATACAACCGTGCGCCGCGAAGTGGCCAAGCTGCTACTTCGTCTCCAGGGCAAGCCGGACGATTCCTGTAAGTGGAAGCTAGCCACGAACGCCGAAGATGCACACATCGCTCGCGGCGCGCAGCTAGGCTATCTCGATCATACCGAACATTACGTGAGTCTGGACAGCGAACGACCGCGCATTCAACTCGCTCCGCGCGTCTACTGTCCGGCATGCGCAGGCAAGCTCTGCGAAAGCTCACAACTTCTCTGCGATCATTGCCTTTGCCCTCATCGGTGTGATGCGTGCAACGCGGCGCTAGATGAAGAGGATTGCTATAACGTCGATGATTCGACTTATTGCTCCTCATGCTTCTACGAACATTATCAGACCTGCGTGCATTGTTGCGACGACACACCGATCGATGATGTGGTTTACTGCGGTCCGCGCCATCGTCCCTACTGCTCCGATTGCGCCGATCAATTTTTCCCCGAGTGCAATGAGTGTTCCGAGCGCTATGCAGAGGACGCACTAGACGAAGATGGTCATTGTCCCGAATGCACGCACTACCAGAGTTGCGAAGGGTGCAACGAGCGCACGCACCAAGAAGACTTGGATAGCAACGGCTATTGTCCCGCCTGCGCGCAATGCGAGGAATGCTGCGAGGTTATCAACCGCTCCGATCTGTGCGACGGATCGATTCCCGATACCAACGGTTCGTGCCAATCTTGCGCCGAACAACAAGCCCTCCGTCTCCGTCTCGCTATGCGCCTCATCCGCTCTCCCCTCTACCAACGTACGCCCCTCCACGCGCAACAACGCTGGCTAGAGCAAAAGTCTACAAACACAAACCCTACCTACCTGCCAACCCTCTTGACTCTCGCCCAAACCGCCCTCACCAACGGCCAAACCTACTAACCCCCCAAACCGGAGCGTCTACCATGAACCTTGAACTTACCCCCCTGTTCCAAGAAATCTTCGCAGCAAGCAACGACGACGCGCAAAACCTCGCTGCCGATCTTCTCCAGCGCCATCACTACGCCGTTCAGCGTGGTCAATCCTACGTCTACGGCGAAGGAACCATTCCCATCCTCCTTGTTGCCCATACGGACATTATCCATCGCCAAGCGCCAACAACCCTTTACCATGACCCCGCCAAACACGTCGTCTGGTCCCCCACCGGACTAGGCGCCGACGATCGCGCCGGTGTCTATGCCATCGCCCTTCTCCTTGCTCAAGGCTATCGACCGCACATTCTCTTCCCCGACGAAGAGGAAACCGGCGGACACGGCGCACGCGAAGCCGCTGACTCGCTCCGTCCGGCCAACGTCCATTGCCTTCTTGAGCTAGACCGCATGAACCACAACGACGCCGTAACCTACCACTGTGACAACCCCGATTGGAACGACTGGCTTACACGACGCCACTTCCACCTCGCATGGGGGTCCTACACCGATATTTCCTCCCTTATGGCACCCTGGAACCTAGCCGGAGCAAACCTCTCCGTCGGCTACTATCGGCAACACACCTGCGGAGAATACCTCCGCCTAGATCAACTCGCCAAAACCGTCTCCCGTGTCGCACGCATCCTGCGCAACCCGCCCAAACAACCCTTTCCCTATATCCCTGAGGACATCTACCCCCAACAATCCCTTGCCCTGGAAGACTACGACGAAAACTACTTCCGTCGTCTCGACTGGCGAACCTCACGCTGGCACTAACCCCCACGGACCGCACAGAATCCCCTCTGTGCGGTCCTCTTTCCCGAAAGGACCCAAACCATGTCCAGAAACGACCAACGCACCCTGGATGATCGTAGAACCCCCCAAGAGCGCTCCCAAACCATCCTCTACGCCGTTGCTACGGATTCCTTCCTCTCCGGTTGGGGCAATGCCCCCCTCCGCTCCCTCTATGCCGTCGCTTGCCCTACCTATCCCATCGTCCTGGACATCCTCGCGCGCATGCGCCGGCGGACCGACTTCCAACGAGTCCGTCTTAACCTCTATCCGCCGACTGTCCGACCTGGAGACCATTTAGCCATCGTCTGGTATACCGAATTCACCTACCATCCCGGAGTCTAACCTATGTCCATGTCCGTCTTCATCCTCACCGATCCAACCGCAACCTATTGGTGGTTGCGACAAGGCGGTTTCTCGCCCGTCTCCTACGGCAAACAACCCCTCGCTTTCGCGGACCGGTCCCAAGCGATGGAATACGCTGCCCTACTCCAACAACGCCTCCATGTCAAAGCACAACCCCTACGCCTCTCCCTTCCCGGAGAACGGAAACGCTAAAAACGGCCCTACCGACGGCCGCTTGTGCCCCAGGCGCGAACCTCGCAAGGGTCTCTCCCCTGCGAGGTTTCTTTATTTAATCAGAAAACGGACTACCCTCGACTGGGGAACCAGAGGCATGATAGCCAGTCTTGACAGGGGAACGCGAAACGTGATACCCGCTCTTGACAGGGGAACGCGAGACGTGGTAGCATCGCGCTCACCATGCCATACCGACTCGATAAGCGCGATGGGATAACAGGGCTGGTTCTCCAGCAACCAAACCGTCTGGAAAATGGCCTCCAAGAAGCGCATACCGCGCTCGCGAGAGGATGGAAACTTAACGATAAGCAGCGTAAGAGGATAGTGCAAATTGCCTATCGTTTAGCCAACGACACGTCAGCCCGGTGGAAAGACCGCGTTCAGGCAATGCGTATCCTACTCATGGCCGATTCCCTGGACATCCGTAGGGAACGCAACGACCAAGATGCATCCCACCAAGAGGATTCTACCCAAGTAGCCCGCATGAGGGCAATACTAGATTCCACAGACCCCACCATTCGCGCTGCCCTGGAGGCACTACGCCACAAACTCACAACCGAAAACCTCAACTCAAACTCTCCTTTGAGTACCGTACTGATTAATCCGTTGTCAAGAGCAATTTCTCCACCTACCACACAACAAAGCAATAATCCCTCTAATGACAATACTCTCATATCCACATATCCCGATACCCAACCCCCTGCGCTCCCAGGACAACCCGACCAGGACCTGGGGGCTTAGTCCTCTCCTGTGTACACGATTTTTTGGCTTTCGTCTGCCAGAGTGACAGGGTAAATCTCCTTCCGCGTAGTTAATTTTTTGGGTTTTGTCTGCCAGAGTGACAGGGTAAATCTCCTTCCGGGTACAGGATTTTTTGGTTTTCTCCTGTCATTTTGTCAGGCTGCTAGCGGAAAGCGGCTGGTTATGTTGGATTTTTTCTTATCGCATCCGGAGTTGGTGAGTCCGGCGTCTTTGGGGAAGGCGACGGAGAGTTGGTGGCAGACGCCGCCGCACATGCAGGTGACGGATGCGGCTTTGCTGCGGGTTTTTCGTGGGGACTGTAAGCGGCTGATGATTAACGAGCCGTACCAGCATGGCAAGAGTGAGCATGTGACCAAGAAGTTTCCTTGCTGGTATCTGTTGCTCAATCCGGAGGCCAGGATTGTGATTATTGGCCATGAGTACAATTTTGCCGTGACGCAGTACGGCTTGCATATTCAAGATTTGTTTAATCGTTGGGGTCCGCCGTTGGGGTTGGAGATACGTGAGGATGTCCGGGCTAAGGGAACGTGGCAGGTGGCGGGGCATCGCGGCAGTGTGATCTGCCGGGGTTGGCAGGGTGGTGTGGCGGGTTTGCCGGCGGATTTGTTTATTATTGACGATTTGGTCAAGAATGCCGAGCAGGCCATGAGTGAGGCGATTTCCGAGGCGCACTGGCGTTTTTTTATGACCGTGGTGTTTGGCCGTGTCCAGCGCACGGAGTCCAGGCTGGTGGTGGTGGGGACGCGTTGGACCAAGCGCGACCTCTTTGGCCGGCTCTTGGACATGGCCCGGCGGACGGGGGAACAATGGGAGCATTTGAAGTTTAAGGCGTTGGCGACGCCCAATGACAACCTGGGGCGTCAGGAGGGCCAGCCGCTGTGGCCGGAGCAGGTGTCGCTCGATAAGCTGTTGGCGGCCAAGCAGGAGATGGGCCGCTGGTGGCAGGCTGGCTGGCAGCAGGAGCCAACCGACGAGGAAGGGGCGTTCTTTAAGCCCAGCAAGTGGCCCAGCTTTGGCGATGTCGGCGGGGCCTTTACGCTCTTACAGCCCGGCGGCGGCCGGCAGCTGTTGGGCTATCAGGATACCTTGCGTTTTGTCTGCGTCGATTGGGCCACCTCAGAGCGGAAACACGCCGATTTCACGGCCATTGGTGTCTTCGCTCTGTGCCCCGATGGCCGCTTGCTGGTTTTATCCATGACCAATGAGCGCATTGCCCTGGAGCAGGTCGTGGCCACGCTGGCTGGGGTCTGCCGCACCTGGCAGCCGGCCTTCACCGTGGTCGAGAGCGGCGGCTTCCAGACCGCCCTGGCCATCGAATGCCGGCGTTATCTAGACATTCCCGAATGCCGCCAGGTCAAGGCCCAGGGCCGCTCCAAGCTCCAGCGCGCCCTGCCGGCCATCGTTATGGCCGAAAATGGTCGCATCCTCCTGCCCGATCCGGTCCACTGTGCGCCCGTGGGGCTCATCCAGGATAGCGGCTGGCTCGATTCCTATAGAATTCAGATGACCGAATTCACGGGCCTGGACGATGGCGGCCATGACGATATGGTCGATGTCACCGCCTACGCCGCCCAGCAGGCCCAACTCCTGCGCGGCGGCTCGCTGCCCCTGTTGGCCGGCAACGAGCCGTGCCTCTTGACCGCAGGCAAGGACACGGGAGGTTGGTGACATGGACGCCGGAGACGACCAGCGCCTGCCAGAGCGCCTCTTGACGGATGTGGAGTCCCGGCACAATGAGATCATCAATTTGGCCCGGCGCAGCTGTTTTCATGAGCCGTTTTATGAGCCGGGGACGGGCGTGCGCTGCCTGAAATGTGGCGGCTTGTTTATCCTGGTACTCTTGCCGGTCCTGTCCCAGGGCCGTCTCCGTCTTGAGGATGACGACGATGGCTAAGCCGGTCGTGCCTTTTCGGGTCGAAATCAAGGACGTGCGCGGCCATCCGGCCGTCTTCCTGCACTACACCTGTACCTTCCCCGGCGGCAAAACCGGCCAAGGAGTCTTGCACGTCGGGCCTCCTTTAGAGCAAAATGACGCTCCTTACTACCGTGACCCGCTGGGGGTCGCCATCTTGCAGCTGCTTCGCCAGAGCGAGCGCTGGCAAGAAGAAAACCAGGCGCTGGCCCAGCGCCTGGACGAGATGATCGCCGCCCCGACGGCGCCGGTCAGTAAACGCAAGTAGGGAGCTTCCCGTGGCCAATGTCCAATGGACCGGCAACGGCAAAACCATCGCCCAGGTGGACACCATCACCATCTCCATTGTGCCGGCCGGCGGCGGCGGCCTCTTGATGGCAACGATTTCCAACAAGCAGCTCAACTACATCACCCAGATCGGCGATACCCCCGCTACAGCCGCCCAGAACTGGTTTGCCCTCCTGTCCAGCAACCAGGCGCCCCTGGAATTCCAGGACATCGTTTGGACCATCCAGAACAACGTCATCACCGCCACGGCCGCTAGCCCGGGCACGCCCTTTACTCTCTCCGCCACGGCCACCAATAGCGCCGTCATCAACCAGGCCCATACCCAGGCCAACGTCTCACCCTCCGATGTCGCTAACCCCAACAACTGGCTCCGCAACAACAACAACGTCGTACCCCAGACCGGCGATGTCCTGATCCTGGCCAATTCGACCATCCCCCTCCTGTGGAACTTGGATTACTTCGCCGGCACCGTCTTTTCCGGATTGACCCGCTACCAGTCCTTTCAGCCAACCCTGGGCGTCGGCCTGCCCGACCGGAATCCGGCCGGCTACCTGGAGTACCGCCCTACCTACTTCCAGTTTGCCAGCCCCCAACCCTACGGCTTGCCCCAGCTCATCCTGGGACTGGGCGCCACGGGACGCGGCCCCGGTCGCGAGCGCTACTACATCACGGGCGGCCCGGCCTTTATCCACGTTCTGGCCTCCGGACAAGCCCTTGATGACTATGCCATCCGCCTGTTGCTCGATAACTCCGGCTCCCAGCTGCTCCAGTCCGGCTCGTCGGTCGGCCTGGCCACGGGGATCGGCGAATCGTCGGGCCTGGCCACGGCAACCGTCGATGGCGGCGGCCTGTTGGCCCTGGGAGCCGGCGTCCTCTACGGCATCGTGCCGCCACCCGCCGGCACCTCGTCGTCCAGTCCCAGCCTGCAAAATATCGGTATCTTGGACATCATCGGCTCGACCCTGCTCTGCGCCAGCGCCCCGGGCACGCTCATCGCCGAACAAGGCAGCACCATCCTGCTCAGCTCGGTCGCCGAAATTTACTGGAAAATCATCGCCGAAGGCGGCTCTTTGGTGCGCGGCCAACGCCTGGGCGGCCGCATCGACAGCATCACCTTGCTGTCCGGCTCGATTCTTGATAAATCCGGCGATGTCTTGACGTGCGTTATCAACAATGCGGGCATTGCCGCCGATTGCCAGGTTCTCGATCCCAACAATGCCATCGTCTGGAACAATCCCGTGGCCGTCCAGGGCGCCATCACCTCGGGAATCTTTGTCACCGGCTTTGGCCGCATGGTGCAAGTAATATGATCCAGGTCACCCTCATGCCGGCCCCGGTCGGCCAGGCCGCTACCATCATCCCGGTCGGCGATGTCGAGGTCGTCCTCGACACCGTGTGCCCGCACTGTAACGGCAAGGGCACGAAATGCGAACCCTGTAAGGGCAAGGGCGCTATCCCAACGCCCGCCGGCCGCCGCCTCTTGGCCTTCTGGAAACGCCACGGAGACATACCATGAGCAACAACAACGGCCCGCCGCCCGACGGCGAAATTGTCTTTGTCATCCGCTATGATCCCGCCACCCGCGGCGTCAGCTGGCGCTGTACGCCCGGCTTTCCCCACGACGCTCTGGTCAACGGCCTGGGCCTAGCCCAGCTCATGTTCCAGAGCTTGCAACTTCAAGCCGTTACCCAGGGCCAGCCGCCGCCCCGGCTAACCTTCCCCGACGGCACGCCCTTTACGCCCGGCTAAGGTCCTTTAGGAAATTGGCTTGCAGGCGGAGTCCCTGACTCTGTAAACTGTGCGAAAATTAAGGGGCCTCTCATGCGAATTGAAAAGGAAGTAATCCGGCCCGGCACCTACTGGTACGACGACCCCCTGACGCACACACCGCGCAAGGCCGTCCTGAGCGCCGAGTCGGTGCGCTATCTCTACGACCAGGGCAAGGCCATGCTGGCGGCCGGACTGTCGATCCCCGTGCCCCTGGAGCATCAAAAACTCCAGGCCATGACCGCCGCCGAGAAGGCCGCCGCCAATTTGCAAAACAACGCCGGCTGGGTCCACGACTTTAAATTGAAGACCATTAAGGACGAGGCCAGCGGCCAAGAGGTCGAAGCGCTGTTCTCGGATACCGACATCCTGGACGCCAAGATCGCCGCCAAGCTGCCCAAGACCATCCGCTGGACCAGCCCCTATATCTCGTCCTTCACCGACGGCAACGGCAAGACCTGGAACGGCGTCATTTCCCATCTGGCCCTGACAACCCGGCCGCGCATCATCAAGCAGCAGCCCTTCCCCTCCCTGGCCGCCGCCATGTCCCTGGCCGAGCAGCTCCAGGACAGCCCGCCGCCCCAGAGCCCGGGCGCCGCTATCCCCGGCATCCTCCTGTCCCGGGCCGGCCTGCTCAAGAAAATCAAGGACAAGCTGGCACCGGCCTTTCCGGTCGCCTTCTCCTTGTGGTCGGGCATCGGCCTGGCGGCGGATTTTCCCAAAGACAAAAAAGAGGGGAAAAAGGACAAAAAGGACGAAGGCTCAAAGCCGCACGAGGGTGAAGGTGAGGGCAAGGGCGAGCCCACGATTCCCGAGGAGACCCGGGAAGAGCTGGAAGAGTCCCTGATCGACGAGGACGGCGACATCTCCATCTACGCCGTCACGGCCGACCTGCTGGACGCCATCGGCATTCCGATGGAAGCCTCGACGGCTGAAAATTTTCTACAAAACCTCTACAACGCCGTGATGGCGCAGATCAAGGGAGAAGGGGGCACCATGCCGGAACCGACCAAAACAGCAGCGAACGACCAAGGCCAGGGCGGCAAAGCCCCGGTCATCCAGGAGCAGCCGCCTCTCTATATGTCCCTGGACCACGTGCAAACCATTGCCGACCCAACCCTGCGCTCCATCGCCCTATCCAATCTCAAGCTTCAGGAACAAATTACCGCTCTGGGCAAGCGCCATGAGTGCCTGGAAAAGAACGCCCTGGATAGCGCCAAGGCCCGGCGGCAGGCCCGCATCGATCGCCTCTTGAGTAAATTGTCACCCAAGGCCAAGGAGCGTCTGGCCGCCGAGGCCCAGAGCGCCGCCTTCGCGCTCGGCGACGACGGCCTGGTCAAGGATGCGCTCGAAACGACCCTGACGCTTTTAGAAGAGAGCGTGCCGGATTTGCCCGACCTGCTTATCAAAGACCCGCGCCTGTTCTCCGTGCAGGCCCATCCCAAGGAGTTTCAGGGCGAGATGAGCGAGGAACGCCGCCAGCAGGTCGTTGCCGAAGCCTGCAAAAACGGCCGCGTCCGCACACCCGCCGACCTCGTGATGCCGGCCAAGAAGTAACCTCCTTTTATCCCAGGGAGGCTAGGCGATGAGTTGGGTAGAGGAGCTGGCACGACAAAATGGCACCAAAGCGGCAGCATCCGCCGCCAACGTCGAGGTGCCGTCACCTCCTCCCGTGCCGCCTCTGCCCACTCCGCCTCCAGTCGCCGCGCCGCGCCGCGTCTGCCTGGGCCGGCGTCAAGATGTCAGTAATCCAGGCATTTCCTTTACCGCGCTCGAGCCGGTGTGCGGCCAACCGCTCCGCCACCTCCTGGGCGACCAGATCACCTTCGAGAAAGAGCTGGTCAGTTGTCCGCGCTGCTTGGAGGCCGCCCTGGCAGCCCCGGCCCTGGCCGCCGCGACCAACGTGGCGCCAGCGGCCGCGACCAGCGTGGACCTGCCGCAGCCGGGGCCCAGGCCGGCTGGGACGGTCTTCCCCGTCCCTGACGGCAACGTCAAAGATTTTCTGGACTCCTTACTTGATGTTCCCGCGCTGGAGGGCAAGTTGGTAGAGTTGGAAGGCGAAGCGGAGGCTGTCCGGGTGTTACTCCAGGCGGCCTTGGCACGGGAAGCCAAAAAACAGGCAATGTCCGAACCAGGGGCCGCGCGCTAACACGCGGTCACAGGTCGGCCTGAACCGGAGTAATTACCCGGAAGAGGCCAATATCCTCGCTGGCTCATATTGGGGGCCGCGTGCGCTAGACGCTGCGGCCCCTCTTTTTTTTGCCAGGGGGTGTTCCTTGTTCCGCACCGATGTCTATGGCTTGCCGCCTGGCCTTACCGCGGCGGTAGAAACCTACGAGAACGCCTTCCGCTGGGGACCGGCCGGCTTGGGGCTCATTACTTCCGGCTATATCAACGCCGCCGCCAGCGATCCCGGCAACGGCGCCACCACCTTCGAGCTGCGCCCCGGCCTGGTCATGGCCCAGAAGTCCGACGGCACCTGGATGAATTACAGCCCGACGGCCACCGACGGCAGCCAGGTCGCTACGGGCGTCAATATCACCGGCATCCGTATGACCGATATCCTGACCCAGCAGGGCCAGGCACGCTTCTACGGCATCCTGGTCGGCGGCCCCGTCCAGGCCGCCAAGCTCATCGGCTTAGACCTCAACGCCCGGCAGACAATGGACAAGTTCGCCTTCGATGACGCCTTCAACTATCCCGGCAGCCATTGGTTTCCCTTTCGCAACTTCCAGACCAAGACGGCCAACTACCAGATTGTCGCCGCCGACAACTTCACCCTCTTCGACAATCTCGGCGCCAGCGGCGAGGTCGATTTGACCCTGCCGCCTATCGCCAACGGTTACTATTTCGCCCTCAAAGCCTCGGTCGGCCAGGTCTTCAAGTTCATTTCCAGCGAAGGCGGTAACATCCAGGGCGATACGGCGACGCGCTCGGCCGTGTCGATCACGGCCATCGGCGGCGGTCTCGAGGTGTTCACCAATCCCGCCGCGACCAAGTGGTACGTCGGCAACATTTCCACAGGTGCCCAGGTCGTGTCTTATAGCTAAGGAACCTTACCCATGCCAGCATCACTGCACGAACTCCTCCAGCCGCAGGTTATCCTGGATGTGGTCAGCCGCATCCGCGAGCGGCAGACACGCCTGGGCCGCTGGATGGGTTTTCAGCCCAACCGCTACGACCCCGATACCGTGTCCCTGGCCGGGCCCAACACGGTCAGCGGTATGACTCGTTATGCTACCTTCCGGCTCTTTGATTTCACGCGCGTTATCAGCAAGATGCGCGCTCCCAACACGGGACCGGCGACGGTCGCCCCCAATCCGGTGGGCGATGTACGTATCTCCTGTGCTAGGTTTCACGAGAAAATCCCTTTGTCCTACGAGGAGCTGGGCAACCTGTCGCCCATCGTCGGCCCCAACAGCCAGATCGACCCGGGCGGCCAGGACTATATCCAGCGCCAGACCAAGCACATTGCCCGGCAATTCAACGCCACCGTGGAACTCTTGACCACGGGCATGATCCAGGACAACCTCTATTTCCAGCAAAATGGCGACAACTGGGTCGGCTTTATCGGCAACCCCGGCGGCATCGCCTTCCAAATTCCTTTCCAGGTTCCCGCCGGCAACAAGGCCCAACTCAACATGCTGGGGGCGGGCAATATCATCCTGATTTCCTGGGACAACCAGGGCGCACCCATCTTTAGCAATATCTCCTCCATCAAGGCGGCTTTTGCCCAGCTGTCCGGCTATCCCCTCTGTCATGGCTGGTGCAACAGCCTCATGTGGTACAACCTGGTCACCAACACCGAAATCCGCAATCTGGCCGGCACCTCGGTCTCGCCCTTCGCCGAGTACGATCACATCGAGGAGCGCGGCGCCGACGGCATCCCCACCGAAGGCTATGCGGCCGTCTTGCGCGCCGATCCGACCATCCAGTGGCATATCACCGATGAGGTCGTCATCACCGGCAATACCGATGTGGACCCGTCCTGGTCCACCGCACCGGCCTCGTCGGTTATCCAGAAGACCGTGCCCGATAAGATGGTCTTTTTCTTGACCGAGCCCACCGGGGAATGGTCGAAAATGTACCACGGCGGCGAATATGTGGTGGAAAATCCGGGCATGCCCGGGGCGCCGCGCTCGGGCTATTACTTCTGGCACGAGTACGTGACGCAACCTTCGGCCATCGACCTGATCGGCCTTCTCAACTGTGTGCCCCTTCTCTACATTCCCAAGGTAGTGGCCCCGGCGCAAGTTGTTTTCCCCTGAGAAGCTGCCATGTCTCCCGATGTTCCCCTCGATGACCACACCCGCGTCCGCCGCCGCATCCTGCTCTGGGCCCGCAGCGAGCGCCAGCGCCATGGCGATTTGAGCGTGGCCGGTATCGTACAGATGGCCATGAACGCCATCGGCGGTCCGCTGACCGCCTCCTCGGCCACCGTCTATCGCTTTGGCCAGTCCGTCGAATCGTTGCGCCAGGAGCTGGAAGAAATGCTGCACAAGGGCGCACGGGAGGGTTGGCTCTGATGGGCCTGCAATTAAACCTGTACTGCAAACCGAACGATGTTTACGATCTGGTCGGCACCATCGGCGGCCAACTCTTCCAGGACGATAGCCATCAGGCCAGCGGTCAAAAAATCCAAGTCGCCCAGGCCGGCAACGCCGGCGACCTGATTCTGAATATCGTGCCCCTGCTCCAGCCGCTCTTGGCCGGCACGGTCCTGGAATTTGCCAGCGCTGGCTTGATGGCGGTTACCGAAGTCACCTTGACCGCCACGGCGCAGCGCGGTGCCCTAACCCTGGCCGTGTCGCCTCTAAGCGCCGCCCTGCCGCAATTGGCCGAGGCGTTCGATAACGGGGTCAACCTGGCCTTCGCCCAGCGCCTGGTCAAAGCCTGCCAGTACGGCACCAGCCAGGTGAAGCTCTATTGCTCGTCGCGCTATGAGGACGTGGACCTCCAGCTCAATGCCGGCGAAAACGGCTCCGTCAATCGCTGGTCCAGCACCCTAGCCGCCAAGTGGCTGTGTAGCCGCCGCCTGCAAGCCGTGCCCAAGGGCCTGGACGCACTCGTCAAGGAGACACTCGACGAATTGAAAAAAGTCAACGTCGGCTCGCTCCAGATCGAGGACATCGGCACGCGCACCTCGGGCTGGCCGTTTCTTTCCAATGTCACTCTTGATGTGGGTTATGATTACAGAAAAGTCCGCGTCGAAACTCCTCTGTCCGAAGGCACGCCGACTTATTATCCTCAAGCGGTTGATTGGAACAGCGCCCTGTGGGTCGAGCTTTGACCGGGAGGTGACTTATGGCGGTTTCGGTGTCCTCGTCGTCCCTGGCGGCCCAGTTGTTCGCGATCAAACTTTATGATGCGACCGGCCACTTCGTCGCCACGGTCGATGTGCCCTCCCCGGTGCCGCCGCTTTTGTTGTACAAGGGCAATTATTACGTGTACTCGTCGTGGATTTATTCTCGTTATGTCCAGGCGGTGCCGTATACGACGCCGACCGATCTGGGCGCGCCGCCCTTGTCGGTTGTCGCCTTTCCGGAATTTTGATAGGCTCTCTTTGTTTTCTGCCTCACAACGGGCAAGGACGTTCGGTTCCAGGGGTTGCCGGTGGCGGCGGTGAGAGGCTGCCACCGGCTTATCCGGGTAGTGCGGTGAATCTCCGAGGCTCATAACCCTGGGGCGGCCGGTTCGACTCCGGCACCCGGAATTATGGTGACACAGGCCAATATCAACGTTTCCTCCACCAACGGCGTACCCTATTGCAAGACGGCGCCGGTGGGGACCACCGAGGCCGACCTGGGCACTCCGGTCACCGTGACCTGGTTTGAAGCCATTCTGGCTTCGGTGGTTTTCACCTTCACCGGCACGCCCACGGGACCGTCGTATATCGTCCTGCAAATCGACCTGGGCGATAGCAACTGGATCGATATTGCCTGGCTAACGACGGCGACGACGGCGGGCACCTTGGTCTTTGTGCTGGCAGCCGGCAGCGCGGGCGGGGCCGCGGCGCAGCAAACCCGCGTGGTCGGCACGGCGCCGGCCTCGAGCGCTTTTATCCAGATGCCTCTGGGCGGGCGCTTCCGCTTTGTCGGCAAGACCGGCGCCGCCAACACCCTGACAGCGACCATCACGTACCGCACGCTGCCCCAGCGCTAAGGAGCAAGCTATGCCCTTAAAAAAAGGCAAGGGCCAAGGCACGATCAGCAAGAATATCCAGGAGATGCTGCGCTCCTACAAGGAAACTGGCAAAATTGGCAACACCACGCCCAAAAACAAGAAGCACGCGGCCAAGATCGCCGCCGCGGCGGCCTACCGCAAGTCCCGTGGAGACTAACCGTGGCTGTGTCAACGGTCACCCTTGAGGTCCGCGCTAATAAAGCGGAAGTCCGCGCATTATTGCGCTCCTTGCCAGCAGCCCTGACCGGCAAAGGCCCCTTCGCGCCGCCGGTGCAAAAATTCCTGACGCGCCTGGGCCTGACCGTGCTGGGGCTTATTCACGACAGCTTCTTGCGCCGGGCTCGCGGCGGTACGGCGGCCGGCTATCGCTGGAAGAAGCTGGCAGCCGCTACGATTCGCAAGAAGCGCCACACGGCACCCGTCAACGCCTACCTCATTCTGCGTGAGTTCGATGATCTCCAGTTTAGCCTAATGCCTACCTTGCGCCCGGCCGATGCCACCGTCCTGCCACCTACTCGTCCCTTGCAAATCTTTTTTCACCAACCCGGACGCGTTATCCTTGGCACGTCCCGGCGTTGGGCCGGTCGCCACCACCAGGGCGTGCCCGGCGAGCTGCCGCGCCGCCCCTTGTGGCCCCCGCCGCGCGACTGGCAGGCTTCCTGGTGGCGACGGTTGCTCCAGGAAGCTCAAAAAGGGGCGGTCCCGATGATCGCGGAAATGTTAAGGAGCAGGCCATGAGCGCAGCCAACGGCAAGCGCAAGATTGTTCTCGGCGGCAAGATCGGCACGCGCGTCTTTCAATTTGCCGACACGGCTCCCGAGGTGACCCTGGATGTCATCCATATCTCCAACTTATGGTTCGAGATCGACCAGCAGTTTCGCCTGCCCGACGGCAAAGTCGATGAGAGCAAACTCAAGGAGCGCGCCCAGGAAGCTATCCGTTTTGCGGCGGAATTACTGCAAGTGGACTTACGCGACATGGATCTGGCCAGCGCCTTTCATTTTATCAAGGTGGTCGATGATGAAGTGGAGGAACTCAAGCCTTTTTTCGTGCCCAGGTCCGCCGCAAAGCCATCCTCTCCCGCGAGTACGGATGTGATCTTTTCGACGTAGACCTGTTCACGGAAGAAGTCCTATTCCAAGCCCTGCAAGAGGCGATGGCCTGGCGCGATTTGCATGATCCTCATATCGGCGGCGTCCTTGATGCCGATGATTTTTACCAGCTAGCCGAGGCGGCTGGCCTGGGCAAAGCCGAAATCGAGCGCTTGGTCAAGGAGCGGGCCTGGCAGCGCATGAAAAAGGAGTTGCCACCCTGAGCGACCAATTTGGCTCTTTTGATGGCAAGGACAACCGCAAGGCCATTTTCGACCTCCTCAAGCGGCTCGGCGGCCATGCTCCCGAAGCGCACAAAATGCAAGCACGGTCGCGCTTTTTGAAACGCCTCTTGTGTCTTTCCGGCAACGGCTTCGCCGCCGCCCCGGTGCGCCTGGAAGCGCCAACCCTTCTGGATGCCTATTTTGCCTTCACGGCCCTGACGGGCGTTCTCGGTGTGCCCATTGACCAAGCCGCCCAGCTCTTGGAGAGGGAAGTACGATGACGGACGAGGATCTATGCCATCTGGCGGAATTGGAACACCTGGAGTCGCGCCTGCTGGGCGTCCGTGATGAGCTGGCAGCCATCGCCCGGCAATTGCGCGACTGGCGCCAGCGCCACCAGCCCGCCCTGCGTCCCGAGCGCGACCTGTTCCCAAAACCGAGCCAACGCCCATGATCGATGCCCTGCTTTTTGGCGTCAAGCATCATGTCCTGGTCGCGGCCTGGGGCTATGGGCCTAACTCCGTGGACATCCGCGTCGATGGCCGGCCGCCACCCTCCGCTGGCGACTTCTTTCTGGCCATTCATGAAACCGGCTCCCAGAGCCTCATGGACAACGCGCTCGATGAATACTTCGCCTTCGACCTGACCCTGACACAGCGCGTGACCGTTCCCCTGGACCGCCTGGGCGATCAGGAGCTGGCCAAAAAACTGGCGCGGCAGCCCGGCCCCCAGGGCCAGCCATCGTTCAATGCCCGTCTGGAACAATTGCGGGCGCACTTTCACATGAATTGGATGCTGCTCCAGACCGCCAACAATCTGATTAGCGACTGGACGCCCAGCCAGGGCGGGGTGGCGCTACAATACCAGCCTAGCGCCACGCCCGTTTATGGCTTCTGCGAGCCGCCGCGCTATCGCGGTCTGGAACGGCCGCACTTTGAGTCGGGAACCTGGTTTGCCGCCGACCCCGAAGCCGAGGAGGTCGGCCTGGTCGGGTCGTTGCATTTTGACGATTGCCGCCGCTTGCAAGCTCTCCAAACGTTTGTGTGACCCATGTATGAGAACTACGCCATCAACGAAGAAGGAAAGCAGTATATCTGCATCCATTTTGTCTGTTATATTCCCGACGATCCCCTGGCGCCCAATTTGCCTTCGCCGCACGAGGTGCCCCGGTCGGAATGGCGCCTGGCCTGCGCGCCCAATAAAGACCTTAATGCGCCGACACTGGGCCTCTATGCCCTCCAGCGGACGGACGATCCGCGCGCGGTGACGTGTCCGTCCTGCCTGCGCACGCCGCGTTACGCGATGGCAATTGCCGCGCTCCAAGCCTGTCACGGAAAGGTGTCCGAACGATGACGACGATTATCCGTTTTCTTCCCGATGGTTCGGGCCGCGTTCGCATCCACTGGTTCCGCCGCGATCCGGCGGGCCCTATCCAGAATCCCGAACACATCACCCTGACCAGCCTGGGCATTTTGCGACTGGGCGGCGGTAAGGGGCAAATTGCCTGCATGCCCGAGCAGGTGCATCTCCTGGAAGCTTTGCCTAGCGGCCAATCGCAGCTCAGTTTATACTCGGACGATCCGCGGGCCGCGACCTGTCCGGAATGTTTGCAGACGGAAGCGCACCAGCAGGCGTTGGCCCTGCTCAAAGATTTGACCGACCCGCGCGAAGCGCTGGCCGCCACCCGTTAGGAGAAGGATCATGCCTGCCGCCATTGTTGTGCCGATCTCGGGCCCTTACATCGGCGTCTGGAACGCTTTACCCCTGGGCACGCTCTCCGATGACGGCTATGAGATTTCCTGCGGCCTAGCCGGCCAGGAAGTCAACGAGACGGACGCTTTCGGCATGACCCTGACGGAGGCTATTTTTCGCGGCCAGAACTGGCGCTGCCGTCTGCGCGGCCTGGAATGGAAGTCCGGCTTGACGGCCATCTTGCAAGCCTTTGGCACCTTGGGCGTTTTGGGCGATGGCAACTTGACGCCCCTCATGGTTAATATTGGCGACCGCTGGTCCAAGTTCAACCAGACTCTCCTGCTCACCGCCATTTTGGGCAGCCCGCCCACCGTGCCGCGCACCTTGACCGCCAATTCCGCCGGCTTTGCTCCCAATACCCAGAGCCTCTTTATCATGACCTCCAAGGTCCGCGAGTTGCCGCTGGAGCTGGTCCTGTTACCCTACACGATCACCATTGGCTCCATAACCGCGATCGTTCCCTTTACTACCACTTAGACGGTGAGACATGGCCGACCAGGCGCGGCTGGTTATCCAGCTCATCGAAGGCAAGGGCGGCGTGCCAACCTCCGGTCAGGCCGCCGGCACGCCTCGTCCCCGCGAGGAGGCAGAGCCTCCGCAGGTATTGGCGCGGGCGATGGATGCCCTGCGCCAGGTCCTTAGTAATATCGGCGTTGGCCGGAACCTAAGCGCTGGGTTAATCAACCGGGCCGCCGCCGTAGTGCAGCCCTATGTGGGCGTGCCGGCCTTACCGCCCTCGGCACCCGCTACGGCCGCGGCGGCGACGACGGCGCCGGCCGCTACGGCCGCCGCAGCCATAGCACCCGTCCAGAGCGCCGAGGCTCAGGCGCCGGCCCAGGGCGCCGCCGGGCCGGCGCGGCCGTCGTTACTGTCCCGTCTTTTTGGCTTTCTGGGCGGCGCGGCTAGTAGCGTCGTACAGAAATCGATGCTCCTGCTGAGTCAGGCAACGACCTTGGCGACGCAAGGGATAACCGCGCTGCATGCGGCCTTGACCAAGCCTCATAGTCCGCCCATCGCGGAAGCCATTGTCCTGTTGGCCAAAGGTGCAGTTGTGGCCAACGAGGCAGTCATGAATTTCGCCGTGGCAGTCACCGATTCACGTAGCTCGATTCTGGGCGCCGTGAATGGGATTGGCCAATCCTTTGAATCAGCCGGCAAAAAGGTCTTGCTAGTCGGTGCTGGTGTCGTCGCCTTTGGGGCCGCGGTGGCGCTCGTCTTCCCGCCCCTGGGTGCCATCCTTATGGCAGCGGGCGCTACCATTGCCGTCCTGGGAGCCAGCGCCGCCATCGCCGGCAAGGCCCTGCAAGCCTTTGCCAAGGTCGTGGATAATCTGACCGAGATTTCAGCGCGCTATGCCGGCGTCAACGCGCAGATCGCTATTGCCGAGGCCCAGGGCGATATTCGTCTCCTCCTGGGTGACATCCGCCGTGGCCGGGAGTTGGCTGGACCTTTATCCGGTTTCGTCGAGGCACGCACGGCGCTCGTGCAAAAACAAGAGGACATCAAGGCGGCCTTTATCAAGCGTATTGCCCCGGTCGCCGAGGCCGGTTTGCGCATCCTGGAAGCACTCTTGCCCTCGGCCGAGACGGTGGAAGTGATGCTCAAAATTCTGGATGCACAGCTGGAAATTGCCAAGGCTACGCCGGTTGGGTACGTGGCCAACAAAATCCTGGACCATCTCAAAGAAGAAGCGCGCAAGCGCGACTTGGCAGGTCAAGAGTCAGCCACAGACCTTATCTTCCAGAACCCCAATCCCCTTGACGTTTTCCAAGGCTTGCCGCGTCCAGGCGACCCGCCCCCGGGAGTTTAACGATGGCGCTGCCTCCCATCGAAAGCATGACCGGCGATGTCAATTTGCCGGATATTGGCCAGCTCTCCTACAATGGCGTCATCTTCTCTTATATGTTCAAGAGCCGCATTACAGGCCGCGTCCAGGCCGATGAGGCCCAACGCGTCACCAAGTTCATCGGCTACACGCTCGCCGTCGAAGGCGTGGTCACGGCCGACGATAGCGGCAACAGCGATAACATCATGGACGATCTGCGCGATGCCCTGACGGTGCAGGGCGGCATCCTCAACTATACCCTACGCGGCTTCGGCACCTTTACCGTCAGCTCGGCGCCCTTGCGCGGCAGCCAGCCCGATGTGGCCTGGGGTCCGGTGCCGCATCTCCTGGAATTCTCGCCTTTGGGCAGTGGCCGCTCGGCCTTTGTCCGCTGGGAAGTGGAGGTCCATTACACGCAGGTCAAGCCGGCCTCGGGCGGCATTCTCCGCTCGCTCGGCCAGGGCAACCTCAATCTGGGGCCGGTCTTGCAATTCAACTGGGAGTACAGTCTCCGTTATGACGAAGACCATTATTTGTCCTACCGCGTCGAGGGCACGCTGGAAATTCCGTTGACGTTTTCCGTTGCCGACGATCGCGCCGTCTTGGCCACGGTCGATGATTTTCGTAGCCGCTGGTTGGATATGAGCGTGGACCTGGAACGCTTTCGCGTTACCGACCGCACCTTTACCGTGGCCCGCGACAAGCGCATCTGCACCTGGAGCTTCGCCTGCGAGCAGCTCAAGCCGGGCGGCATTCCGCCCGGCTGTTCGACGGCGCGCGGCACCTTCTCGTGCCGGAATTCCCTGGGCTCCATCGGCGGCCGCTCCAACGGTAAGCTGTCCTTCATCTCCTGGCAATGCTCCCTCCGTGTCACCTACAGCGTGCGCAATGACCAGGATCAGCGCGTGGCTTTTCTGGCCTTTTATTCGCTCCTGTGGTGGCGCATGCAGCAAAGCCGTTTTGGCAGCGAGCCGGTTCTCGATCCCAAGTCCGCCACCGCTGCCGATATTGCCGGTGCCACGGCGGCGGCCCAGCTACTCAAAAACCTGCGCCCGCCGGCCGGCGCCGCCGCGGCGGGCGACAACGCCGTGGCCCTGTGGGACAAGATTTATGATGCGGCCCAGATCGTCGGCAAAAGCCGGGCGCCCAAAAGCATTATCCTGACGGACTTTGGCTTTGACGAAGGGCTCTATCTCGATAGCGACAAGCACACCTTTCATGCCACCTGGATTCTGTTCACCAATTTTCAATCACTCTTGGCCGCCACCGGCTTTACCCAGTTTCAACCGGGCAGCGCCGGCACACGCGGCAATTTGTGGCGACAGAGCATGGTCAATGTGGTAGGCTGGCGCGGCCCCTTGGCGGGCCGCTTGAACTCCAACACGGACGTAATCGTAGACATCGGCGGCGGCACGCCGTGGAATTCCTAGCGAGGCTTCTCATGCCGGCTATCGTGGCCACCCCGTACCGCGACCCGCTCCTCAAGGAAGCTCCGGCTGTCCAGGGTTATTCCACGACCCAGCCCGAGACCAAGACGCCCTTGCCCTGGGGCATCGATCCGGGCTCTTCCTATCTGGATTACCGCTGCTGGACGGAAACCGAGCTGGACCCCGGTCTGTGCTTGCACAAGCCGTTGCCGCAGAGCAACCCCCAGCCGGATACCCTGGGCCTAATTGATTGCCAGGCCGATAACCTGGATAAATTCACGCCCCCGCCCAGCGGCGGCGTCAATCTGGCGTCGCGTTCCTTGGCGGTTGATGTCATCCAGCGCATGGCCACCAGCACCTACCGCTTCGTTTTGCGCGGCCATGCCCTGCGCGTCGGCTGGCAGATACCCATTCCCAGTCTGGTCGCGGTGGGCGAGATTACGCCCGTGCCCGTGTGGCCCCAGCGCGCTACCAATGTCATCGTCGGCAATTTTTGCGGCATCCCCATCTTCCACGCAGTCTGGGAGCTGCACTATATCGTCCAGCAGACGCCAAGCTCGGGCAGTCAGGCCGGCGTGCCCGTGCCCTATAACCCGTACTTGCAAATGCGTCCCGACCAGCAATTGCCCGACACCATCCAGGCGCCGGTATCCATGAAAGACATGGAGCATCAAAATCCCGTTATTCCCCCCGGCGGCGGCATTATCCGGCCGGCACCGCTGCCCGAGCCGGGCCAGGGCGTCATCCATCCATAAACCAGGCAAGGACGGCGAATATGGCTATTCCTGTTGACACCCTGAACAAGATTCCAACCAACGGGCATTTTCCGCGTGACCGCCAGGAGATCCAAAATCTCCTTACCGAGGAGCCGTTGACCCTGGGCTATCGCCCGACCTTGCCCCTGTGGGCACTGTTTACCTCGGACACCGTGCCGCAGTTTTATCTGCTCCGCGATGTCGAACTCATGATGATCCATCCCATCGTCCGCAGCGCGCTCGAATATTACAAGGGCGGCATCGCCGGAGCGGAATTCTGGGGCGGTCCCAACCCGACCAATCCCAAGGACGAACAGGGGTTGCCGGTGTGCCCCGCCAATCCCGACGTGACCGCTTTCGTCCTTCAGCAATGCCAGCGCTTCTGGGATCGCGGCGTGCCCCTGCTCCAGGCCGGCTATGAATATGGCTGGATCGCCGGCGAGAATCTTTATGCCGGCGAAGGCGGGCAGCTGCTCTGGGACAGCCTGCTCCAATTCAGTCCGCGTGATGTTTACTTGTTGACCGAGCAGACCAAGATGGTCGGCGTTCGCGTCAAGCAGATCGCTGCCAATCGCGAGCAGCAAACCGGCAATGCGACTTCGACGGGCATGGTCGATTTGTGGCTGGCGTCGCGGGATGTGCCCGGCAAGGCCCTGTGGTACGCGCACAATCCGCGTTACAACCAGTTTTATGGCCAGAGCCAGCTGTTGGGGGCGTGGAAGCCGTGGCGGCGGCTGGCCTGGAAGGATGGGGCCGAGTCCAATATCGACCTCGGCTTTTATCGGCACTGGTGCCGCGGGCCTATTGTCAAGTACCCCAATGAGGACTTTCAGGTCGGCGTCAACGCCCCCGCCGTGGCCACCTCCTATGATTCCCAGGGCCGGCCGCGGCGCACGGCCCGCGATGTAGCCCGGCAGATCGCCGAATGGTACAAGGCCGGCGCCGGCGTCGGCTTCCCCAGCGATAAGTACCCTCCCGATATGGGCGGCGGCGATAAGTGGGACCTGGACTTGCCCGATTCGACCCTCGATGTCACAGGCGGCCTGACCTACGCCAAGCATCTCTGGGATCAAATCCGCTATGGCATCGGTGTCGCCCCGGAATTAATGGAAGCCGCCGAGTCCGGCGGCGGCTTCAATGGCCGCATGGTCCCCTTGTATGCCTTCCTGGAGCAGCAGCAGCGCATTGCCGACGCCTTACTGCTGCTGTTCGTCAAGCAAGTCTTGAATCCGCTGGTGCGCTGGAATTTCGGCGCCGTGCCCTGGTCGGTGCAAGTAAAACCGTTGCTTATGACCCGCTTTCGGGGCCAAAAGGGCGAAGCATCGCAGCCGGCCAGCCCGACCGGCCAGCCGGCTACGGGACCGCGCGGCGGCGAGCGGGCTACGCCGGACTTTCCTGCCTTGCCCGGGCCGATCGGCGAGGAGCGCATGCCCCAGGTCGCCGGCTATTCGCTCAGCCTATTGGACGACCGCGTGGCGTTGGCACGGGAAATTGTCCGCCGCATTCTTCAAGCAGGGCAAGCCGCATGAGTGGACTGTGGTACGCAACGCTCCTTGACCGGGCCTTCCAGGAAACCGACGATATTGCCGTGGCGCTGGCGGCGGCGGACTTGGCCTACCGGGAATGCCCCGAGCCGCCGGACGGCATCGTGCTAGGCAGGGTCGATGAAGCGGCCCAGGCGGAGAGTCTTGCGCCAGAGGGGGCATCCAGGGCGGCGCCTCCTCGTGGGCAGGCGTCGCCTCGCGCTGGTGTGGATAATCTGGCGCAAGACTCCCCGCCTGGGCCGCCCGAGCCGGACGATCCGACCATTATCTTTGCCGGCGAGGGCGGCGGCCCAGCCACGGGCGATTTCGCACCCGAGCCCAAGGACAAGGCCAGGAAGCACGCCCCGACGCGCAAAAAGGCCCGCCGCCTCTCCAATAAGAGGAAGAGCAAGAAGACACGGAGGCTATAATGGCCCGGGACGAACGCTTCGGCACCGAGCCGCCCGGTCCTGGCTGGACTTATAAGGGCGAGTTGCGCTGGATTCGTGGGGACGTGGCCATGACCGATAATCCCAAGGTGCCCGAGCGTGGCCCGCGCCTGGCTATTGTCGGTGGCGGCCCGGCCGGTCTGTTCACGGCCTATCTCCTTAATAAGCTCTTTCCCGCCGCCGAAGTAACGCTCTTTGAAGCCACGGACTTCCTGGGCGGCAAACTCCATACCGACCGCTTTGACGACGGCACCTTGTTCGAGGCCGGCGTCGCGGAGTTATATGAATACCTGGGGCCCGGCGGCCGGGATGCGCTGCGGCAATTGATCGAAGAAGACCTGGGGCTGCCCACCGTCAATATGAAGGGCGGCGCCGTCATCTTAGACGAGAAGTTGGTGCGCACGGTCGATGAAGTCGAAGGCGCCTTCGCGCGCGCTACGGCGGAGAACATTAGAAAATTTCATGATCGCGTGGCCGAGTTGATGCCCCTGGCCAAGTACGCCCGCCGCTGGCAGCCGGATAACAGCCATCCCTGGGCCGACAAAACCTTCCATGAGTGCATCCGCCAGGAAATTCCGGACGATCCGGTTGCCGTCTGCTACATCGAGACCGCCGTTCACACCGACCTGGCCACCGAGCCACATACCTGCAATGGACTCAATGGCATCAAGAATGTCCTTATGGATAATGACAAGTACATGCAGCTCTATCATATACGGGGCGGCCTGGATCGCATTGTCTGTGAATTGAAACTTAAGATCGACGCCTATTATCGTCTGCATGCCGTGGTCACCCGTATCGTGTCCAGCGGCCATTCTTTTACCTTGCACTATGTGCATGGCACGGAAAAAGAGCAGGAAGAGTTCGAGGCCGTCATCGTGGCCATTCCCAATCACTGGCTCAGTCAAATTCGTTTTGACAATCCGTCCTTGGCCCAGGCGATTCATACTGTCATCGCCCACTATGATTTGCCGGCCCATTATTTGCGCGTCTCGCTCCTTTTTGATGAGCCATTCTGGGACAAGCACCGGATTCCGGGTGATTTTTGGATGATGGACCTTTATAACGGCTGCTGTGTTTATAACGAGTCCTACCGCTGGGTCAGCACGCGCGGCCATGTGCTATCGTTCTTGATCCCCGGCCAGGACGCGCTCTTGCAAGCCTCGGAGAACCAGGACACCGTTGAGATTGTCGAGCGTCTGGTCAACCGGCTGCCTGACCTCCTGCGCGATGACGCCCGCCGCCATCTCAGGGACGCGCAGATTGACAGCTACCTGGGCTCGGTCAATGCCCAGCCGGGCGGCTGGCCGGCGGAGGAATTGCGCCAGGAACATTATCCCGACCCCCAGAATAATCCCGGCTTTTTCCTGGTCGGCGATTACTTTTTTGATTCGACCCTGAACGCCTGCTTGATCTCCGCACATACGGCAGTCGAGTATGTCCTGGACTATTTCGACGCCCCCGAGCCCAAGCGCGAGGGTTTCTTGAAGAACCTCTATTCTGCGGGCAAGTCCTTGTCCCTGACCGCGAGCTAGCCGCCATGCCAAACGCCATCATCGCGCCGGCGCTTCAGGCTCCTTCGCAGGCGTCGGGCGTGCCGGGCAGCTCGCTGCCCACGGGGCCAGTAAGCCTTCTTTTGGAAGACCCACGTTTTGCCCGGGCACCGCGCTTGCAGTTTACGCGCGAGGATATTCCGGAATTGCGCCTAGCGGGCACTTTCTTTCTGCCGTCGGGACGCTGGCCAGCCCGGGGTTGGTTTCTGGTCAAGCGCGGCGACTTGGACTTGCTCCAGAACAAGTTTCGTACCGACCTCCAACTCGCCCTCGACGATTTTTTGGGCGGGGCCGTCACTTATAAGAATCTGTGCCTGGTGCAAGCACGCAATGTGACGGCGGGCGTCTTGGGCGATCCCAACGCGCTCTATCTGGTTGAATTGACCGATGCCCGTGGCATTCTGTGGAACCCGTGGGCGTCGTTCCCGACCAACACGCAGTACAACGTCCGCGCCCCGGCTTATGCGGGCGGTTTTTATGAATTATCCGCGCCCCTGGCTTTGTGGAGCTGGGACACATTGGTCGGCGATTTGTGGGACCAGATGGGCGCCTTCCTGGGCCCTTATCCCGGCCTGCCCGTTACACCGCACGGCACGCCGGAGAATTATATTTTCCCGGGCGTATCGGCGTGGTTGGCTCTCAATCAAATTCTCGAACTCTGCGGCCTGACGGTGGCCGTTGATTTGACTCAGGACAACCCCTACACGATTGTTCCTTTGGGTGCGGCGGATGCCGATTACGACCGCATTGTGGCGCTGGCCCAGGGCCGCCTGGAGGATGATTGGGATTACATCGATCTGGGCTCAGGCCGTGTGCCCAAGCAGGTGACGGTGTATTTTCATCGCCGCAATCAATATTACGGCACCGAGGAGACGGTGCGCGGCGACCGCTTCCAGTGGTCGTCTACGCCCTTATACGCCGTTACGGTGCCGGCCCCGCCGCAATTCATGCAGGCCGCCGGCACGGCCTTTCTCTGGGATGATTTCACGGTCCAGTTTGACGTGGACAACAACCCCCTGGCCGGTGACGTCGCCGCCGCCGCTGATATTGCCCAGGATCGAGCCACGCAGTATTATAACCGGATTTACCGGGGGACGCTGGGCTATCAGCGCCGCCTGTACGCCGGACTCTTGCCCTTTACGCCGGGAGCGCAAGTGGACGGCGTGCGCTTGTTTATGGACTTTCGCCGAGGCTCTCTGGGGTGGTCCACCGAGACGGTGCGCGGTCCGGACCCGCCCTGGCCCGAAGTGCGTGTGCGGGAGATGGGTTCTTGATTATTTATCTGATCCGGCATGGCCAAAGGACGCCCAACCGTTCCGAACGGCAAGAGATCGTCAAGCTCACGACGAAGGGCGTGGAACAAGCGCACGCCGTCGGCCGCTTTCTCCGGGAGCATCCCGTCGATCTGGCCCTGGCCTCGCCCAAATGGCGGACGATCGATACGGCGATCTGCGCCACGCCCTTGCACCTGCGGCCGATCCAGGTTTGGCCGTGCCTGGTGGAATACGATCTTTATGGCCCGATGGATTATGTGCCGGAATCGTTGACGCCGGCCTGCCAGTTTGAGCCGTTGCGCTCCTTGCCCGAGCATACACCCGGCGAGAAGAGCAAGGACTGTCCGGAGTCGTTCCCCGAGGCGTTTCGCCGTGCCCATTTCGCCTTGCAATGCCTGAAACACCTGCGCCTCAAGCGGCTGGCGGTCTTTTCCCACAAGGTCTTCAACTCGCTGCTTATCTGGTCCTGGCTGGGCGCGTATGGCCTGCGCGAGAAGGACTGCTATCCCCAAGAGGATGGCTGCATCAACATACTGGAGACCGGCAAGCCGCCGGTTATCAACTTCACTGGCCATCTTGGCGATGGCCAGCCGCATAATGTGGACCTGGACTTGGATTTGATCGCGGCGGTGCTGTTGCAGACTTTGAGCGTCTAATGGATTCGACCAATCACGAGCCGCCGTTTTTCGGCCCCGAGCATGCCGTCTATCCGGCCCTTGACCATATCGTCCGCGTCGTCGGCCTGGCCGTGGACGCCAGCGGCCGTCCCCTGGGCACGAACGTCTACAACGGCTTTATTCAGCAGTGGAACCCCACGCTCCGCCTGCGTGACCGCGAGGCGGTCTACGTCTGGGAACCGAATGGCAATCTGCTCTTGCCGGGTTATTACGACGCCCGCCTGGTCGGCCCTTTTAACCAATTGCCCTTGCTCGTGACCTGGTGTTGCGGCCGACCGGCTTCTTCTTCCTCGTCCTCGTCGTCCTGATGAACTCAACCAACGACCAAGAGCCATTTCTGGGGCCGCGCCATGCGATCTGGCCGCAGATCATGGAGGTGGTGCGGGTCACGCCCCAGATCGATCTGCCCTTTGTTTATGTCGCCTATCTCCAGCAGCAAGACGCACCCAACCAGCGCTTGCGCGACCGGGCGGCGGTCTATGTCTGGGAGCCCAACAATATCACCATTCCGCCGGCCTTTTATAAGGCCAGGCTGGTGGGCAGTTATGACGGCCTCTTTGGCCGCCTGCCTCTTTACGCCTTGTCGCTCTTGTGCTGCGCTCCGGCGGGCTCGCGTAGCGCCGTGCCCTCTCCTTCTAGCTCCTTGTCGTCGCCGTCCTTCTTGTTGCCCAGCAGCCTGTCGCCGTCGGTGTCGTCGCCGAGCTTGCCGTCGTTCCGCGTGCCGTCCGTGTCCGTGTCGCCGTCGTCTTTGAGCGTGTCGCCCTCGGCCGTGCGTTTGCCGTTCTTGCCCTCCGTGTCCGTGTCGCCGTCCTCGGTTTCCTCCTCGCTGTCGGCACCGTCGTTTCCCTTGCCCAGCGCCCCGGTGTCCGTGTCGCCGTCGCCCTCTTCGGTATCGCCCTTTCCCTTACCGTCCTTTTTGTTCCCGTCGCCATCGCCGTCTTCGCTTTCGCCCTTTCCCTTGCCCTTGTTTTTGTTGCCGTCCGTATCCGTGTCGCCGTCGTCTTTGAGCGTGTCGTCGTCTGTATCGTCCGCCGTTTCCGTATCGTTATCGCCGTCGTCGGTCCGTATTTCCTCACCGTCCGTGTCCCTGTCATCGCCCGTGCTGCCCTCCTTGGTGTCGCCCTCGGTCTCGCCTAGCTCGCCCTCCTTGTCGTCGCTGTCGTTGGCACCCGTGTCGTTGCCGTCGTTCGTGTCGCCGTCTCCTCTCTCCGTGTCGCCGTCCTTGTCGTCCGCCGTTTCCCTGTCCTTATCTCCTTCGTCCGTTAGTATTTCCTCACCTAGCGCCGTCAGTCCTTCTTCGTTAAGTGTGTCGGCGGTTAGCCCCTCTTCCTTGAGTGTGTCGGCGGTCAGCCCCTCTTCCTTGAGTGTGTCGGCGGTCAGTCCTTCTTCCTTGAGCGTGTCGGCGCTTAGCTCGCCCTCCCCGTCCTCGTCGTCGTCTTCGTCGTCGTTCGACATCGCGGTGTACTGGTGCATCGACTGTTCCGAATCCGGCGGGCCAGCGCGGCAATGCTTTTTCGGCACGGTGACCGACCTGGGCAACCTGCGCGGCCGCTGCAAGCTGGTCAGCGGCCCTTATCTGGACGTGCATAGCTGCGAGCGCTTTTGCTTCCCCTCGTCGGTGTCGGCTTCGCTGTCGGCCTCTTCGCTCAGCGTGCCCTCGCTCAGCTCGGTGGCCCCCTCGCGCGCTGCCGAGTCGCCGGCGCCATCGTCGTCGTCCTCGTCGCGCGTGGGCGAGGTTTCTCAGCCCAGCCAGCCCCCGACCAGGCCGTGCCGCTGTTGCACAAGCGGCTTTGGTCCTTTGCAGGTGATGGTGACGTTCTCGGGCGTTACCCCGACGCAGCCCGTTGGCAGCCAGTGCGATCAGTTTAACAACACGTTCATCCTGACCTGGCTGACCTACGGCGGCCAGGTGCCGAGATCGTGTCTATGGGCGGTTGGCTTCGAGCCGACCATCCAGGGCTCGATCGGCTTTTGCCTCCAGTGCATCGACTTCTGGGAGTTTTCCCTCGATTGCTTTACAACAAGCAATGTGCCCTTTGATTATCAGGGGCCGGTGCTATGGGACTGTGCCAGCGCCATGACCCTGGTGTATCAGGGCAACGCCATCAACCTGGGCTGCAAGAATTGGCCGGCCACCATCCAGATTATTCCTGTCTAAGGTGCCGACATGCTGGATTGCGTCTATCTGGGCAAGCGCGGCACGCTGGCCGGCAACCGGCAGTGCCACCATCCCCAGATCACGGCCGGGCCGGCGGGCGTGCCTGAGCGCTTCTGCCGGGCCTGCCCGCACCGGCAGCCCCACGGCTCGCCCAAGGTGCCGCCGCGGACCCGAGCCGTGAGCGAGCGCTGCCCGCAGCTAAAAAGGCGGGCCCGGGATGAGCAGGGCAAGATCAAGAAGCGCTCCTGTCCGGTCGGCTGAGGCGGCCATGTGAAAGAGCTGGACGTGTTCCAGTGTGGCCATAGCTCGACGGCGGATGAGATCACCTTGCTCGACTGTGTTGCTTGCGCTTACAAGCCGAGATATGTTATGCCGGAAGTCAAAAAACTGATCTTCAAGAACTTCCTGTCCCCGGGAGATGTCCTGTGCATGACGGCGGCCCTGTACTCCTTGCATCGTGCTTTTCCCGGTGCCTACAAGACTGCCGTGGACACTTCCTGCCAGGCCCTTTGGGAGCATAATCCCGACGTATCGCCTCTGGCAGAAGCGCAAGCAGAGGGCGACTGGCAGGTCTTGCCCATGCAGTACAACGTCGTCAACCAGTCGAACCAGCGCGCTATCCATGTCCTCGACGGCTATTGCCAGGATTTGGAGAACCATCTGGGCGTCCATGTGCCGCTCTTTACCAACAAGCCGCTGCTCTTTCTGTCGGCCCAGGAACGGAGCTGGCTGAACCAGGTCGCCCAGGAGACGGGGCGGCAAGTCAAGTTTTGGGTCGTCAACGCCGGCTTCAAGAATTGCTTCACGGCCAAATACTGGCCCTTTTATCAAGAAGTGGTGGACCGGCTGCAAGGCAAGGTGCAATTCGTGCAGGTGGGCAAGAAGGAGCATAACCACCAACCCTTGCGCGGCGTTATCGACCTGCTCGACAAGACCGACGATCGCCAGTTGATTCGCTTGATCTCTCACGCCGAGGGCGTCTTGTGCGGCCTGACCTTCACCATGCACTTAGCGGCGGCGTTCCAGAAGCCGGCGGTCATCCTGGCCGGCGGCCGCGAGCCCAAGCAATGGAACACGTATGCCAATCAGATTTTACTGAACAATGTCGGCCAGTTGCCCTGTTGCAAGACCGAAGCGTGCTGGAAAAGCCGCACCGTCCGCCTGGGCGACGGGGCCGAGGCGGACGCTCCGGACAAACTTTGCGCCTGCCCCGTCATGACGCCCATCCCGTCGCCGCGCTGTATGGCGCTCATCGCGCCCGACGAGGTTGTCCGGGCCATTCTGAGTTACTACGAGGGTGGCGTGTTAAATTTCTAAAAACTTCTTGACAGCGGAAAATTACCTGATACCTTAGATGGCATGAAGAAGCTAGGTAAAAGAGTCACGATGAGCGTGCGGCTGCTGCCTGAGCAGCGGCGGGTTGTGGAGCTGCTGAGCGCGCATTACACGGTCGAGCTGGGCCGGCACTGCACGATGGCCGAGGTCCTGCACCGGGCCATCGAGCTGTTGGCCAAGGAAGAGGGAGTCACGGCGAAGAGGTGAAATATGAAAGTCCATCCCTACGCCAACTTGTTCCCGCTGCTCCCGGAAAAGGAACTGCAACGCCTCGCTGACGACATCGCGGCGCATGGCCAGGTTCACGAGATCATCACCGACCAGCAGGATCGGCTTGTCGATGGCCGCAACCGCTTGCTTGCTTGCGAGCGCGCCAAGGTTGAGCCGAAGATCGAGAAGAAGGAATTCGCTGATGACCAGGCCGTGCTGGCGTTCATTCGCTCTGTTAACGACATCCGCCGCCACCTCAACACCTCGCAGCGCGCCCTGATCGCGGCCAAGCTGGCCAACATCAAGCACGGCAGCAATCGATTTGAGACAAAGAAGGGAGTAGAGGGACAAAATTATCCCTCTACTCCCGGCGTCAGCCTCGGCGAAGCTGCTGACATGATGGATGTCAGTAGGCCGACCGTGAAGCTCGCCAAGAAGATTCTCGGCAAGCCGCGCTTAGAGCAAGCGGTCGAGAACGGCATTCTAACCGTAGCCAAAGCCGCTAGCATGACCAAACTTCCCCAAGAAAAACAGGATCAAATCGTGGCACAGATCGAAGCGAAGCAGGCGGCGAAGCACGAAACGAATGGAGCCGCGCATAGAACGACGAAGAAGAAGGCCAAAAAAACCAAGAGCAGCCGTGACGACACCAAGACGGTCAAAATGCTAGCGTGGGCCAGTCGCAAAGATGTTATCACGGATGAGGAAGCTGCGAGGCATCTGGACACGTTCGCCAAAGAAGACGAGCGGCCAACCCATCCTAAAACCATGCAGCGCGTGCTGGACGATCTGAGAAGAGGCACCGGCTTTATTGTTACCAAGGCGATCGAAGGCTACCGCGTCCGCCGAGCAGTCCACTTCGCGCGCAGCGACGATCAGCTTTTGAGTAACAGTATGGAAGTTCTCCAGGAAATACGGGTGCAGATGAAGGAAATTGTCCGCCGCGATCAGCGCGACGATTTCTCCAAAGATCAGCGCTTTAAAGCTTTATTAAAGCTTCATGGCCTTATTGAAGGTCTTTTTGTTTAGCCCTTTGTTCGGCTAAGGCCAACGGCAGCACGTTGCAGCCAACGCTACAGCCGATTGTTTGGAGGGCCAATTATGGCTCTTATTTTGGTGTCGCGGGAGGTCGTACCCATTACCCTAAGCCTGGCCAAGCGTTTCCGCGATATGGAAGCCTTGAAGAATGAGCGCGCGCTCAAAGCTCCGCGCGCCAAACGCCAGGCGCATCTACTGGAAGACGGTGATTTTTTCACCGCCCTGTGGGGGGAATGCCTTTACCAAGGAAATACCCTCCGCGGCAATGGCAACCACACGTCAAACCTCATTACTGCCTGCTTCCAGGCACACTCGAAGAAGGGGCTCGACGAGCGCGCGCAAGCGTTCGTGGACGAATACCTTTTTACCCGCGGCGGCGAGTGGGGCGGTAACCGAGTCAGCGACCTGCCTGAGATCGAGGAGGGTAAGCTTTTTGCGCTGGTCGAAAAATTCACTGCGGAGGATGAGGACGATTTGTTGAAGTTTTTCCGCCGCTACGATCCCAAGGAGTCCCAACGCGGCCTGGACGATCTGCTCAACATCGCCATCGGTCGCTATCCTCATCTCGATGAACTTGAAAAGAAAAAGGTCGGCTATGCCCTCAAGGGGGTTATCCGTGCCGCGCGCCTGGAATGGGAAAAATTCGGCCTGGGAGAGGACAAAACCGTGGCTATGGGGCGCCTACGCATCTGCCGCGGGGCCGAGGAGGGCGAAGCGCTCAAGTTCGGGCCAGTACGGGAAGCGGTACAGTGGATCGTGCAGACGGTTCCCGAGGTTTCCATGTACAAGAAAGTCCCCGCCGCGCAAATCATGGCTGAAATCTGGGCCAAGTACGGTCCCGAAGAAGGCGAGCGCGTTGTTGCCGAAATCCACCGGCAAATGGACGAGGAGGATACGCCGGCTTATAAATGGTCGGTCGCACTGAACAAAACAAGCAAGACGGAAACAACAGATGCTCTGGTTAACAAAGGACGCAAGGCTCTAAAGGCCGTTCTTGATTCGCTGTCCGCATCTGTTTAACGTCCTAGCTCGGAGCGGCTAACTTCTCACCGGAAGCGCTGGCCGCTCCACTTTTTCTCAGGAACAAATCCGCAGCAAGGATTATGATCCCATGACGCAATGCGAACGGCTCTATGCGCTTCTCAGCGATCTCGCCTGGCATGATTACCATCAGATCGCTGCGGTTACGGCCGAGCGCTACAGCGCTCGCATTGACGATCTAAAAAACCAGGGCTATGTCATCGAGCAGAGAAGCCTCTCTAACCAGCAAGGCAAAGAATATCGCCTTACGTCGCTTACGCGCGGCCCGAAACCAGATAAGCAAGTGAAGATGTATCTGGATAAAGCCGACGTGGAAGCTTTACTCCAAGGCGTGGTGACAGAGCAAACGAAACTGGTGGCCGCAAAGTCCTTACAGACCTTCAATAAGAATCAACCGCCGCCGACTCTATTTAATTGACAACAACCCTAGAAAAAAGCGCCCCTAGAACTTCAATATCTACCGAGCAAGCATGAGCAAAGACCAAGCGACCCACAAAGTGCGTGCAGCGACGTTTCCCTTTTTCCCGCACGGCGGCCCGCAGGATTGGCCGGCTCTGGATGCCGTCTTAGAGCGCTGCTGGCAGCTGTCCACGAAGTTGGCCAACTGGGCGATGTCCGAGTTGTTTCTGGCCGACCAGCTCACGCTCGGGCCGGCAGCGGCCAAGCTTGGGCCCATGCCTTCTGTTTATCTGTATGGCCTGTTTCGCCGCTCCTATCCGGATTATGGCTTGTGGCAGGGAGCCATGCAACAGGCAGCGACGATCTTGCGCTGTTGTGAAAAGAAATACAAGGACATGCGCTTCGACATCATCGCCCGGGGCAGCTGTTCGCTGCCGTCGTTTCGCTTTCCTTACCCGTTCCCGGTCCACAATCAATCGTGGCGGCCTTTTTATGGTGCGGACAACGTGCCGCTCGTCGAGGTCGCTTTGCCGGGAGCGAAGGTCGTCTTGCGCCTGCGTGGTGGCAACGACATGCGCCGGCAATTGACCTTGTTTCGCCAGCTGGTCGAAGGGGCCAAGCGCGGCGAGCTGGCGCTCCATCGGCGCGGCAAGCATGTGCTGGTCAAGCTGGTGGGCTGGTTTCCGCTGGTGGAGCGGGCCGCCGGTGACGGCGTGCTGCTCGTGCGCACGGACCCGCAGTCCTTTTGGGTGGCCGAGGGCGAGAACATCCAGCCGCGCCTGTGGAACCAGGACCACATGCCCCGGAAGATCGAAAACCATCGTGTCTGGTTGCAGCGCATCAGTGAGGACCTGAAATATGAAAAGCGCGTACCGCGACCCATGCGGCGGCATATGCTGCAAAAAATCGACGAGCGCTGTCGCAAGCACAACGCCCGCCTGGACACGTTTTGCCATGAGATGACCAGTCAGCTGGTGCAATTCGCCGTGCGTCAGAAGGTGGCGACGCTTCTCTACGATGACACGGTGCAAGAGTACATGCCGCGCTTTCCCTGGTTCAGGCTGCGGGAAAAACTCCGCTACAAGCTGGAGGAAGTGGGCATGCAATTCCTGGTGCAGGGCGGTCCTGCCCAGGCCATGTAAGCGAGGTGAATCATGTTCCTACCCAACGATTTTGAAAGGAGCGAAGCGTGGACACCTCTGGAAGTCGGGCGGCTGCTCAAACAGTACCGCCTCATCAAGAAGTTCTTGACCCCCCGCCGTCGCGGAGCATGCCGCTCGCACGCAAGGGTCTGCGTACCACGAAAGACATTCGCCGCTTCGGCCTTGCCGTCGCCGAGGATGCGATCCTAGGCGCGGTGCCGCCCAAGGCGGCCAGTGTGGCCATTGGCGCCGTGTCCTTGTCGCTGCGGGCAGCGCAGCTAGAGATTCGTTATGCCGAGAGCTTCCCGCAAGACGAAGAAGGCGGCATTAACTTGCTGGAGTCGCCCAAGCGCTCCGAGCGGGACAAGAAGATCGAGGCGATGGAAAAGGAGCTGGCGGCGCTGAAAGCCGCGAGCGATCCGGTCGTGAACGAAACCCCTGGAGGCGCTCGCTGAGCGTAACGGCCATGCTACCAACATCTAGCGCTCGCCACGCTAAGCGCGACTCGGCCTCTCATCGCTTGCCGAGAGAAGGCTCTCGCGAATGCCGCTTTAACCTGCCCGGGATATTCGGGTTACGCCGACGGCCCCGGGGACGTTGTTCTGAATCAGGATGAAGTCGCGATGCCTACGCAGCCGCATACGGCTTCGCCCTCATTGCGCCGGGGACGTTCTTCTGAATCAGGATGAAGTCGCGA